AGTAATATTTCTGTAGAATTAGGTGCAGCTGCAGTACAACCTAAGCTTCCTAAATCACCTGAAAATTCTCTGGATTTATTTAACGTAACAATGAATCCATATGTTGTTGATGACAATGATTTACAGTCTGAGATGCTCAGATATAAGCGCTTTACAATGGCAGACATTGGTAAGCTAGAGCAGCGAGTATCTAGCTTAGAAGAAACTACAGCCCTAACCCTACTTGAGTTAGAAACATCTCAAATGGATGTGTTTGATTCTGCTGGATTAAGTAGAAGTAAGTCTGGTTTCTTTGTAGATAACTTTAAAGACCAATCTAGATCCTTTGTTAACTCTCTAGATTATAGAGCAGCTATTGACCCATCCCGCAAACAGCTACGTCCTTCTTTCACTAACAGAAATGTTAAACTCTATTATGATAGTGACAATTCAGGTAACTCAAACGTAAGGAGATTTGGGGACAACATAATTCTAAAGCATGATGAGATCAGTTATCTAAAAAATGATTATGTAACAGGTTTTGAAAATGTTAACCCATTTGCTGTTGTTCAGAAAAGAGGCTTTATGGAGCTTTCACCTGCATCTGATGAATGGTTTGAAACAGCATTTACAGATCCTATTGTAGTAGACGGAGGATTTGAGCAGGGTAATATTCGCGGACAAGTTTGGGATGATTGGAGTTTTAACTGGTCAGGTGCTGAAAATATTTCGCTTGGAGATCAATTAGGAGATACTTTAGTAGGAGCTACTCAACGAGATACAGCTAATGCTGTAAGAGACGGTAACACAACTACTACTCCTTTGTTTAGAAATGATACATCCGTTAAGGTTGAAGGGCTAAGAACTAAGACAGAATTTATTGATGAAGAAGGTGTAGAAGTCAACCGTACCTTTATTCCTTTCATGCGCACTAGAAAGATCTTTTTCAAAGCTCAAGGACTAAAACCAAGTACAAGACATTTTCCATTCTTCTCTAATAAAAGTGTAGCTAGCTGGGTAAAGAAAGAAACTTTCAGACGCATATCTACTCTTGATTCAGATTATTCTACAGGTTACAACAATATAACAGAGCATCCAGATGGACCTACAGCATCACTGGTTACAGAAGCAGATGGATCTTTAGCTGGATCTTTCTTCTTACCTCACACAGATGCAATTAAATTTGCTGCAGGTGATCGTACTTTTAGTCTTCTTGACATATCAATAAATGATGAAGACGCTTGTACTTCTATTGCAGATGCTAAATACTTTGCTCAAGGTATTACTATACATAGACAGCAAACAGTACTCTCTACTAGGATTGTAGACCTTGGTGTTTCAACAACTCGAGTATCTACCGGAGTTTCAGTTGAGACTCGAAGAAGAGGTAAAGATCCTCTAGCTCAGTCCTTCCTTGTAGAAGATCTTGAAGGGGTGTTTATCACATCTATTAAAGTTAGATTTAAATCTAAACCTTTAACCGGAGCAGTACCAGTTGTAGCTCAACTTAGACCTATGGTAAACGGTCACCCATCTGCAGATGCAATTGTACCAGGATCTACCTTATTCAAATCTCCTTCTGCTATTACAGTATCTGATGATGGTACAGCGGTTACTACTTTTACATTAGAAGAGCCTGTCTACTTATCAGGTAATGAAGAGTACGCTATAGTACTTCTTTCTGATTCTAATGAGTATGAAGTGTTCGTAGCAGAAGCTGGAGAATTCTTATTAGGATCTACAGAGAGAAGATTAACTAAACAGGCTACTTTGGGTTCATTATTTAAATCTCAAAACGCTAGAACTTGGGAGCCGGATCAAACAAAAGATCTTACTTTCGAACTGATGAGAGCACAGTTTAATACAACTGGTTCAGCTATTATTGAGAATAGTTCTCCTGCTATGGTTAATGTATCTAATGCTCTTACAACTACAAATAATAGTGCTACAGTTTCTGTACATCTTCCAGATCATGGACTGCAGATCGGAGATGTTGTAAAAATCTTAGGTGCTGCTTCTACAGGTGGTATTCCAGCGGATAGTATTAACTTCCAAGGGTCGACTCCTACTAGAAGAACAGTAGTAGCTATTGACGGTGATAACTTTACATTTACAGCAGGATCAACTGCTACTTCTTCTACTATTGGAGGAGGTAACTTTACTATTGAACGGCAGAACATGTTTGAGACTATGATGGTAAAAGTAGAAAATATACTACCACCTCTTACTAACATATCTTTAAGTGCAAAGCTAACGTCTGGAAAATCTCTTGGTTCAAGTAATCAAACAGCTTATCAAAAAGAGACATCTTATACTTCTTATCCAATCAACAGAAATATTTACTTCCAAACTCCTAAGATACTTGCTACTAAAGCTAATGATACAGTTAAATTATCAGCCGGAGAAAGGTCTGGTACATTTAAACTAGACTTTACTTCTGTATCCGATAAGGTATCCCCAGTAATTGATCTTCAAAGAACATCTGTAGCTACAATACACAATAGAATTGATAATAACAATGCATTGAATACTGTTGTAGAAACAAGTGCTCGAGGAGGGTCTACATTAGCTAAACATCTTACAAGACCGGTTACTCTAGCTGAAAAAGCTAAGGGTCTAAAAATTATGTTAGCTGCTAACAAGCCATCAGCTGCATCTTTCGATGTTTACTATAGAACTAATAGCGGTGGTAGATTACTTGATAATGACTTTGTTTTGATTGCTCCGGAAACAGATATGCCTTCAGATGATAATCCAACTATCTATAGAGATTATAGATTCTTACCTGGAGGAATAGGAGGTCATTTAGATGACTTCGATCAATTCCAAGTTAAAATAGTTATGAAATCTACCAATAGCGCAAAGACTACTCGCTTTGGCGATTTAAGAATTATAGCATTAACGGTTTAATATGAATCATTTAAAAGTTGAAGGGCATACAGATCTTATAAGAGATAAAAAAACTGGTGCTGTTATTAATATAAATAGATCTGAGAGTGACTTAGCTAGAACTCGAAAATATAATTGGCGATTGCAGCAGCAGGAGCAACAACAACTAAAATCTGATGTAGATCAATTAAAGAATGATATGAGTGATATAAAAGATTTACTGACCAAACTAGTAGAGAAATAGAGATGCCAAAGCAGATTGTAAATATTAGCGATACAGTAAAGACCTTTCAAGAAAAGGTTAATATCATCTCTCGTGACGTAGGGTGGAGAGGAGCTTTATCCACTACTCAAGACTCAGATATAGTTGGAGCTATTAACGAAGTAGATACTAGATTAGACTCTATTAATAATACATTAATAAACTCTGCTAAGCTTCATATGAGAGACTCTGCAGCTAGTAATGTTATTAAAGGCAACCTTAAAGTTAACTCTCATACCTTTCTAGGAGATGAATTAACTGTAACCGATAGTGCTGAATTTAAAAGCAATATAGTTGTTGATGGTTCTGTAAATATTAACACCAACCTAAACGTCACAGGAAATACCACAATGGGTGGTACTCTTATTGTAGACGGTGAAGTAACATTTAAAGCTGGTACAAACTCTAATATTAATCTAGGTGATGCTAGTACTGACAATGTTGTATTCAATGCTGATGTTAATTCTCATATTATTCCTAATACAGACGATACATATAATCTTGGTAGTACAACTCAACAATGGCAGCATCTATATCTAGACGGTACAGCCTTTGTAGATAGGTTAGCAGCTGATAGTGCATCTATTACTGGTAATCTCGATGTAGATGGTGTTACAACACTAGACAATACTACTATTGATGGTCTGTTAACAGTCACAGATAGTGCAGAGTTTAGAGATAATGTTGTAGTAGATGGTGATGTTAACATAGGTGGCATCGTAACATCAACTGGTAGAGCGTTTAAGATTGCAGCGTCTGCTGGAGTTACAGATGATGTAACGTTAGGCGATACAATTACCTTTGCAGCTGGTTCTGCTATCGATACTACAGTAACTAATAATCAAATAGCCATAGCAGCAGAAACTGCGACTAGTTCAAGTCTAGGTGTTGCTAAATTTGATACATCTAATTTCTTAGTTACTGGTGGTAATGTAACAATTAAAGACAACGGTGTTATTCTTGGAACAGAGACTGCTGGTAACTATATGTCAGGTATCACTGGTACCTCTAATGAAGTAGAGGTTACTCACACTCCAGGCGAAGGATCTTCTGCTACTATTGGACTTCCTAATGATGTTACTATTGGAAATGATCTAACAGTAACAAATGATATTTCAGCTGGAGGTAACTTTACAGTTACTGGTAACTTTACTGTAAGTGGTACAACTACTAACGCAGCTCAGTTCTTAGAAGTTCTATCAGGTACAACTGGTAATCCAGTCAGTAATGCTGGTTTTATTGTAGATCGTGGTACTGCAGATAGTGCACAGCTTCTGTGGAGAGAAGATCTAGATTACTGGCAGCTAGGTACTCTTGGTAATATGAGCAGAGCAGTGGTGTTTAGTGATCTAACTGATAGCTCATTTTTAGGTGACAGTTCAAATGGTATTATTAGACTAAACCCGGAAAAGATTCAAGACGTAGTCGGAGCAATGTTTACTGGCAACACTGAGACAGGAGTTTCTGTTGCCTATCAAGATGTAGACGGTACATTAGATGTTGTACTGGCGGACGATATTACTGTTCCTCAAAACCTGGTTGTAACGGGTAACCTAACTGTTAGTGGAACCACTACTACTTTAAATACTGCTGAAATGACTATTGAAGATAACATTATGGTTCTCAATAGCGGTCAAACAGGCACCCCAGCAACTTCGCTTAGATCTGGAATCGAAATAGAGCGAGGTGATCAAGCTAATGCTATTTTACAATTTAACGAGCTTAATGATAAATGGGAATTCTCTGGAGTTAATGCAGGCACGATTGCAAGACTAACAGATGTTCCTGGACAGCTTTCTGTATCTTCCTCTAACTTAGGAAGTGTTTCATATAATAATACTTCTGGATTAATAACATACACAGGTCCTACAGCGACATCTATTCTAACAGCAATGACTGCTGGTCAAGGTATTGACTTTGATGGCTCAACTATCAAAGGAGAAGATGCCTCAACCACTAACAAAGGTATTGCCTCATTTAATACAAATGACTTTACAGTATCAAGTGGTGCCGTATCTATTAAAAATACTTATGATAATTATGCTAGCTGGAATATCGCTGCAAGTGGTACAGGAGGTTCTGCTCCAGTATATTCAAATCAAACTGTAACATTTACAGGCGCTGGTGCAAGCACTATAACTAGATCTGGTGATGATATTACCATTACTTCTACAGACACAACATATGCTGCTGGTAATAATATTAACTTAAGTGGTACTACTTTTCATTTAGATTCTGATATTACAGATGTTAAATCTATTCAAGGGTATAACAACTCACCTCGTATATATTTTAGACCAACCAGCTCAGTTCAAGTTAGTGATTCTGATACCATTGCAAATTTTAATATTAGAAATGCAGATAAGAGTCCATCTGTTGTAACTTCAGCTATGTTGAGTATGTCGGGGCACAATGACGCCGGTGAAGAACTTATGTATCATACTGTTTCATCAGCATCTTCTATCTTGACTGATGGATCTGAAGGCGCTACAGTTTCATACCAATACATGAAAGCAGGATCACTTAGAGAATTCTTAAAGGCTGCAAGTGACGGAGTTACTCTTGGGTTAGCTTCTCATGTACCTATTAAACTTGGAGGTATGACTACCGCTGATAGAGTTTTAACAACAAACACCTCCGGAGTTGTATCTCAAGCACAAGTCTCAACAGCAATGATTGCAGCTGATGCTGTTGGTAGCTCTGAACTAAAATCTGCTGTATCTTTAATAATTTATAACTCAGCTGGATCAGCTATAAAGACACTCTATGGCGCAGGAAGTTAATAATGGCAGTGAGAACTCCGCTTCGTCTCAATGGAAGCAATCTCCAAGAGATGACGACTACCCAGATAAACGAGATAAAATCTCAAGTAAGATATCTTTATTCTACTGACCCGTCAGTAAATCTTACCTTCGTTACATCTGGAGGTGGGTTAGGAACTATAACTGATACTAGAAAAATAGCTGGAGCTGTATCTACAACAACAGGTAATCAAGATGCTGATGATGATGGTGCAGCGGAGTATGCACCGGAATCTACCACAGCAGAGCCAGGAACTGTGTCTGTTAACTACTCTCGAATAAATCAAACGGCAGCTAGTACAACCGAGACTGCAGATACTAACAATATAGCGTTTCCTGTTTACAGTGATAGTGGTAATATAAAAGCTATGACGCTTACGGATATGTACGACACGTTTATATATCCTGCAATTGATAATATTACAGATGGTACAGATCAACCTGGTACGTACAGAATACATTCAGCTAACACTCTAACTGGCTCTACTCTTATAAGCTCAACTCCTGTCTTTACCGATACAAGAGCTGATCTATCTGATTATACCTCAGGTAATATTGGTAGTAATATGGACGGTACTCCTGATACAATAGCTAACTATTATCTATTCAGAGTAAATGCTGGATCGGCTATATCATACTCATCGCCTATTTTTATTAGATCTGATAATGATTTACAAGAATACACTACAGCTAGCTTTGATGATATTCTTAAGAACTGTGTTAAACATGTAGCGGCTAGTGTAGAAGGATCTAGAATTAGATATAATATTAATGGCTCGGGAAATAACAGAGGAACTGGTATGTCAGATACTATTCTTAATGGTTCAGGTAATTATCAAACAAGATTTGTAAGCGCTGATGATTATAGAGCTCAGGAGTTTCCCAACGGTACCGCTATTACAGCTAACACTTACTATCTAAGAATTGAACAAACGTAGGAAAAATTATGTATAAAGATATCATAGAAGCAAGATATACAAATGATCAACAAGACACTATTCTGGTGTTGCATCAATCTGAAGAAGATGGTATCATTGAAGAATATATTCAACCAGACACAGTGCAGCACAAAGCGCTAAAAGATCTAGGCTGGACTAACGAGAAAATTTTAGATACTACAGCTGAATTTAAGAGACAACAAATGGCTAGTGTTGTAGAGGTTGCTAAAACTGCTGCAGCGGATCTATATCAAGGTGAAGTAGATAGGTGTCAAGCAGAAGTTGAAAGGTATCAAGCGGAAGTTGATAGGTGGCAAAAACATTCTTTAGAAGCTAGAGTTCATGCAGCGCGTGAGCGAGAAAGAATGGAAGATTGGAAGAAAAAGGCAATCGCAGCTCAGTTGCACACTGAAAGTGTGATTAAAGATTGGAAGAAGAAAGCAATTGCAGCTCAGTTACACACTGATAATGTGATTAAAGAGTTACAAAAGAAAGTAGTCATGCACGAAGCTCTTTCTAAAAAAAGAGACGGGCAAATCAATGAGCAAATTGCCAAGATTAACTCTTTCATAATCTCTGGTGTGTCAACTGAAGACTTAGAGAAGTCAGTAAAAGACGTTGTGGAATTTCTTACGGTTATCAATAATCAAGAAAATGTTGTTGAGATGTTAAAGAAAATGTCTGATAAAAAAACAACTGCAAAGACAGTTGTCGGAATACTTAATAAGATTATATAATGGATAATCAAATCTTGAAACGAGGTTTCAAGCTCGTTGAATATATTTATGACAATCCCGACGAACTAAATCTCAATAGAATAAAAGAAGTAGGTAACGGACTAGGACCCAAGCACTGGTCTGGTAAGCAGTGGTTGGTAGACTGTCTTTCAGATTACATTGGCATGGAAGACATACATGTTGCTGCTGGTTGGTTAGGACTAACATCATATCTTCTTAGAAAAGAATTTCCAGACAATATAATAGTCAATTCTGATATCGATCCAGGATGTAAAATCATGGGTGAATACTTGTTCGATGATTATAATATAAACTTTGAAACTAGAGATACAACTTTGAATGTTCCTGATTGTAAAGTTTATATTAACACCAGTATAGAACATATTGAACAGAAATATGTTGAGCATATCTACAGATCGTTAAAACAAGAAACAATAGTAGCTGTTCAATCTAATAATTACTACTCTGTTGAGGATCATGTAAATTGTGTAGATAGTCTTGAAGAGTTTATGATGAAGACACCTTTATCTAACATCTACTATAGTGGTACAATGCCATTCGAAAATCATGATAGATATATGGTGATTGGAGTTATTTAATGTGGTTAAGAGATCCTAATGTGTGGCTAGACGTTTCGACGTATTGTAATGCAGCTTGCCCTCAGTGTCATCGAACCAACCCCAACGGACTTGGCAAAGCAGACTGGCTACCACTTCTACAATGGAATTTAGAAACTTTTAAAAAGGTATTCCCTCACCCCTCTCGGCATAGACAATATAATTTTTGTGGGACTTGGGGCGACCCTGCTATGAATAAAGACATTCTTCCCATAGTTCAATATATAACTGTTAACAGTAAGTCTAAGATTGTTATTGACACTAACGGGGCTATGAGAGATGAAGAGTTTTGGTGGGAACTGGGTTGTGCTGGAAAAGATCAACTTACAGTTGTGTTTGCGGTTGATGGAAGTACACAAGAAATGCATGCTAAATATAGACGGAAAACAGAGCTTAGTAAAGTCTTAAATCATATGAAAGAACTCTCAAGCACGCCTGCTGAAGCATGGGCTCTGACTATTGTCTTCAAACATAACGAAAAGCATATTGCAGAAATATCTGACTTAGTTAAATCATATGGAGCATATGCTCACAAGTGGCTTGTTACTGATAGATTTTATTCAGCTCCCACATTTACAAACGACAGCTTCAGTTTTATAAACGAGCGTGGACAGCAGGACATATTAGAAGCTGCTACTGTTACTGATATGGTAACCAAACACTCTGTTGAAGAAATATATAGAAAAAAAATGCCATCTGGAGTTGTGTACTTAAATGATTAAATGTAAGTGGCGTGAGCTTAATCAAATGGTAATCAATATTGATGGTCAAGTGTATCCTTGTTGCTACTTAGTAAACAATGATTATCAAAGTCGAGCTTCAGGAGAAAAATCAGGGTACAGAGAAAACCAACACATAATGCATCAGTACGATCATTATAAAGATGACCTAAATATTTTTAAGAATGACTTTGATTCAATTAATGAACATCCGTGGTGGGATGAGTTAATTGAATCTTGGTCTAATGATAAAGCGCTTAGGCAATGTAAACGGTGGTGCACAGTAGAGGAAGAATCAAATGAATAATTTTAGATACATCAATGCATACTTTAGAAATGAACAAAGAGATTCAGTAATGAGTTATTGGGAAGATCCTGATAATCCAGGTGCACTAGTAGAAATCATTATGGAAACAAAAGATGAAGATCCTCAGTGGAAGGAACTACTCGAGCATGTTACTGTAGATGAGATTCATGAAAACACTTGGACATATACAAAGGAATCTGAACAAGCATTTAAGGATCAGGTTATTGAAATTGCTAAAGAAAAAGGATGGTTAGTTAACTTAGATGATGGGGGCACTAGCGACTTTCATAAGATCCTTATTGATTTAATCTTTGACCCTTATAATGAAAAACTTCATAAGGAAAAACTGTTCTTCTTTAAACTTCAATTGTTTGAAAAAGAGTTTGTTAAGCAATGTAAGGACAAAGATCTAAAGAAGAAAATCCGTAGGTCCAATACTCCTATCGATGCTCTGAGAGCGGCAATTGAAATTTTTGATGCCAGCCAGGCTCAAGCATCTTCTGATGTCTCTGATTAAAAAGATATACGTTAAAAGGTAATTCTTCTGTAACTGTTTGATAAGAGCAGTATGTATCAGTATTGGGATAGACTTTATATTCAATATTTTCATATAACATTTGATCAATACCACGATAGTATTTTGTCATGTAATAATCAGGATCTTGTTGAAACATCTCATAGATGTGTGATACGTCTCCATACCAAGATATGATAGAGCTATTAATTCTTGTATGATATTCATCTCTCCAATGAGCAAAACATAGTGTGAAATCTTTTTTAAGAAAGCTGTTACAATCTCCTTTTATCAGAACATCCAAGTCAAAATAGATGTTCTGTCCGTCTCTATACCTATCAAACATTTGTAGTTTGTTGAAGACACCATCATAGTTATCATCTGTTATAACTACAAATTCATCATACTGTAACTTAGAGTACTTGTCTACTTGGTATTTCAAGTTGTCGACATACCACTGTTTAAATTTATTTCCGGTGCACACACAAATGACTCTAAGCATTGTAATCCAGAAGCATTTTAAACATATCAAAGTTTTTATTTACTGCATGAATTAATTCAGCAGACGCTGTTGCATACTCTTTAACATCATCAAGAATAAAATTCCAGTTCATTGATAGATCGTGATGAGGAATGTTGTTCTTCTCAATCAAATAGCTAATGTAAACTTCATTGTTGGGAACAAAATGCCTTGATATCTCTGGTGGGTAAAGATTGTCTTCACATGCTTCTTCTAACAACTCATGCATATCATCTAGCTGTTCTGTAAAATTAACTTGTTTTATAATCTCGGAATTGCCTAACACTACTCCAGTGTTATATGTTAAATTATTACCGTTTATTCCTTCTAGTAGTAGCATAGATCTTTTAGAGCATGTCTTAACGTACATGCTTTGAGAGTCTAGCCAATCTGATAGTAACGCGCCTCTTAAATAAATCCCATTGAGAGGTCTATTGAGAGGGTGCATACTTAACTTCGAAGTATCAACACTATCAAAGATGCTTCTTGCTGAATAATTAGGAATAACATCAAAGTCTAAGTACAGAACCTCATCATACGAACGCGCAAACTCTTCTAACAGTCTTATCTTTTCAAATTGTATATCCACAAAGTTGTTTAGAGAAGTGTCTATCAAAACAAAGTCAGCTTTGCACTTATTTGCATACACTTGTTTACACTTAACTAACTGATCTTTATATGCGCGAAAGTTATTTGATTTATAATCTGTTACACTTTCACCAACATTGTTAACATTGTCACCATATATGCTAAATATTATTCTTTTCATACCAATCTCTCACTTCGTCAAAGCTCTTGTTGATAATATGAACCAATTTAGACTTACTGGGAATGATTGTCATCTTGTCAAGAAACGTATGCCATCTACCATCCAACCATACAGATGGAACATCATTCATATGAGCCTTGAATCCCCAGATAGTCTCATTGTCGTATCCAAATAGAGCCTGTGCAAACTTTGGATACATAGTGTGTTCATCTTCACATAGCTCTTTCATCTCATAAAGCGTTTCTTCAAAATCTTCAAAGAATTCTAGTTTGTCTAGCCAGTATTTGTTGAAACCCACAATACCAGTATTGTAAACTGGAATATCTTCTATAGGCTTACCATATTCCAAACACAGAGCTTTTGAATTCCACCACTTAGCCATTGGGCTTCTTATACTTCCCCCAGCCATGCCTTTCCTTTCATAAAGATCTTCTCTATGCTTTATAAAATCTTTGTTCATATGCATTCCATGAGAATTTTTCTTGATTGCTATTCCTTTAGATAAATCATGAGCTTCAAAGAAGTTCTCTTCTGTCACTGGTAACACATCTAGATCAAGGTAAAGTATCTCATCATATTGTTCTGCTAGTTCATACATTAGATGAATCTTATAGAAGTTTACAATGTTGTATTCTGTTATGAATGGATAAGTCTCATTATACCATTCTCTTAACTTTTGATATTTGTCATCGTATGTAAAGTGCTTATACTCAGCTCCAATGGTAGCTGCATAATCTATCTGCTTTTGTAACAGCCAAGGGTAGTGTTCAGCAAACTGACGTTTTGCTTTGATATTTTTATCCTCTGTCTCTCCGTGATGAGGAGGCTGAGGGTCTAATAGCTCTTTGGGAATGTCGATATAAATACTGTAAATTAATCTTTTCATTGGATATACTATGACTACAATTGGATTGTCTTATGGGTTTCACGATGCTGCTTATTGTTATTTAGAGGGGCAGGATATTATTGAAGCTCATCACAGTGAGCGACACTCAAGAAAAAAGAATGATCGTAAACTTCATGTCGATATCAATGGCTTTACAGTCTTCTATGAAAAACCATTTAAAAAGAACATAAGAAGACTATTATATGGCCAGAGTTGGGTCACTAGAGATAAGCATAACGCCTATGTTGATCACCACTGGTCGCACGCCGCTGCTGCCTACTATACCAGACCATTCAAAGAAGAACCTGTTTGTGTCGTAATTGATGCTATAGGTGAATGGGATACGGCTTCTATATGGTATAATAAAAAGAAGAAATGGTCAATGCGATATCCTAAATCTTTAGGATTATTTTATTCGGCAATCACAGATTATGTTGGTTTGAAGCCTATGGAAGATGAATATATCTTAATGGGGATGGCTGCATATGGGTCTTTACCTGTTGACCTTTCGTATCTTTCTGAGTACAATCTACATAGGGGTTGTAGGGGGCTGCATATGCCTGCGGTAGATAAAAATACTTTGGCTGCTAGTGCTCAAAAATATCTCGAAAAAGAAATAATTAATATTATGACAAAGGCGAGATCATACTCTGCTTATTTATGCTATGGTGGAGGGGTAGCTCTTAATTGTGTTGCAAATACTAAGATAAGACCACTATTTAATGATGTGTGGATATTTCCAAATCCAGGTGATGCTGGATCATCATTAGGAGCTGCAGCTGCTTATCTTGACAAACAACTTAACTGGGTTAGTCCTTATCTTGGTACCAACATAGACAGAGAAGTAAACCCAAAAGAAGTAGTTAAGTACTTATTAGATAACTCTGTTTGTGGGGTGGCGAATGGTAAGGCTGAATTTGGACCACGAGCATTAGGCAATAGAAGTCTTCTAGCCGATCCTCGTTTGGATATTAAAGATACAGTCAATGACATAAAGCAACGTCAAAGATTCAGACCATTTGCTCCAGCCATATTGGAAGAATATGCAGATGAATACTTTACTGGTCCTATGAACGAATATATGCAGTATGTGGCGGTGGCAAAACATGACCATCGTTCAGTAACTCATGTTGATGGCACAGCTAGAGTTCAAGTTGTAAAGAAGGATTGTAAGTCTGTGTTAAGACCTATACTCGAAGAATGGTATGAACAAACTCAATGTCCAATGCTACTGAATACTTCTTTGAATGTAAAGGGTAAACCTATGGTTGATAATATAAAGCATGCAAAAGGTTTTGAAAAGCTATATGGAGTAAAAGTGTTTTGAAGAAATTGTATTGTTGTGGTGATAGTTTTACAGATAAGGATTATTGGTCTAAAAAATATCAAACAGGATTAACAACGTGTTGGCCAGAAATTGTAAAGAAGAAACTAGGAGACGATTGGCTGCTGTACAATGGTGCTTATGTCGGTGCTAGTAACAACTTTATACTAAGAGATTTTTTTAATTACATTGCTGTTAATGGTGATCCTGATTGTGTTTGCATAGCTTGGACTAATGCTGGTAGAGTGTCTCACTGGGAATCTACAATAAACAAAACTGGATTCACTAAGGATATCAGCATTGATCCTATTGGGCACTACAACAATTCTGTTCATAAAGTCAACAGATATAAAATAATGATTGAGCCAGCAATTGCTTTAGGAGAGTATATTGTTAAGCAACACATGTGGAGCAGATATATGAGTAAATCAATAAACGATTGGTTGACAAATATATTTGTTATACAAAACTACTGCAACTCTAATAATATTAATCATATCTTTATTCAAGCAATTAGTCCTATAGAATATATTGTTTCAAAACATAAAAATAAATCTCCTATTAAGGAGATTGTTCAAACTTTACTAGATGAAAATCTTTTTAATCACATTGACAATGAAACCTTTGTGGATTGGCCTACACTTAAATCAATAGGAGGCAATACAATAGATGATCTTATTAGGGAAACTGATAAATCATTTGGACCAGAAGACAGTCACCCCAACGATAAAGGTCACGAAATGATAGCTAACAAAATATACGAGGCGTATTATGATAATTATATCAGGTGACAGTTTTAGTAAAAACAATCTAAGAGTTTTAATTGAACCAGGAATACCAATCCAAGCTCCATGGAAAATATGGGCTGATCAGTTATCGTTTGACGACAAAGTTATTAATGTTTCGGAATCAGGGATAGGCAACGATTTGATAATCAGAAATGCTATTGATGCATTATTAAAAAACTCCAATGTTAGTAGAATAATTATAGCATTGAGTCAATGGGTAAGGTTTTCTATTAGAGGTAGAGCGTTCAATCCTCAAATATTTAATGGTGCACCTGATAAAATTAAAGACACTCTTTACGGTAAAAGAGAAACAAAGATAAGCCAGCAGGATATTCAAGCACTCGAAAGACTAACTGGTAACGAAGAATCTCAAATAAAAGCTATCTTCAACACTCCTCTATCAATAAAAACAATGATTGACGATACATTAAGAGATATCTACATTCTACAACAGCTTTGCAAACAACGTGGAATCAAGTTGCATGTGTTTCAAATGCTTCAACCGTTGTCTGGGTTCAATAAGTCAACAAGAAACGCAATAACAAACGAATTGTTAAATAGTGACTACTTTGATATTATGGACAGTTTGAATGACATAGATCTTATTGGATGGCCGTTTGTACCTAGCCTAGGGGGATATTTCTTTGATAAAAATCTTACAGCTGAAGAGAGAGTAGGCAATGGGGATGCTCATCCAAACAAACAAGGACACATAAAATTAGCGGAGATGTTTAATGAGAATTACAAAGAATATAAAGTATAGAATAAAGTTTTTTTTATATCGCGTTAAGTCTCTCTTTAAAAAGAAAGAGCAACGGGAGCACACATTTATTTATGAGAATGAAGAATGAAATTAATACTAGAGGAGGGTGAGAACTTACTGGGTAGATCTCATCTGATTATTAATAGAAATAATCTTTATGTTGAAAAACATTACTTTACTAAAGATTTCATTGAAGATGTAAAGTTTGCCACACGACTTATGAAGATAGCGCAACCAGAACTTTTTGTTTCAGAAGAATCAAGAGATAATTGTTATGTCGTCACTCAACGATACATTGATCATAAACCTGTAAACCTTAAAGGTTATAATGAAAACATATCTAACTATTTGACATTAATTGATTCGTTAGGATATGATTGGTCAAAGCGGGATCTTCAACACTACAATATAATTTATCAAACAAGTGATAACAAACCATACTTAATTGATTGGGATGACTATGTCACGTTAGGATCCAGAGAAGATGCATACAACTGGTATAAGAACGAATTGCTTGGATTGAAGTGGTTAGAGTTGTATGACATGTCATTACAAGAGGCAGCTAGTGTTTTTGAAAAGGAATGGAAAAATGTTTAAAGGAGCAGTTTGGTTAAATTTAAAAAGAACTATCTATGCAGATGCTTTCTTTGAAGGTGATCTTTCTTACTTACCACAAGGTCTGATTAATGAAGTGTATGAATATATGCCTGTGTACAATTTTATGTTTAATAATGTAAACCCTCTTTACGTTGGAGACAACGGAGAAGAAGACTTTGATCCTGGACTTACCAATCATCAGATAAGACATCTAATGAAAGATTATCTTGCTCCGTGTGATAATCAAGAAAAACATGTTGTATCTTCTTGGATACTAGGATCAAGATTCTCATCAGATAAACCCCATCATCAGATAAAAATTCTTGATGTTGAAGTTGAAATGGAGAATGTAATTGATCTTGGGGATTCCAGAAACTTTGAAAGCGCGGCACAAGTTATAAGTAAAGTTAGACAAATACAGAGATGTAAGTTGTATGTGGGGTCTGATACATCTTGGTATCATATTGCACGTCTTTATGATAAACCAGGAGTACAGATATGGCAACGGTAAAATTACCAATAAGCAAAGCAGTTATAGAGATATGTGGATCGTGTAACTATAGCTGTCAGTTTTGCCCACATTCTTTTGATGATGGCAGAGAAAAATCATTTAAAAGAATGATGAATTATCAGATGTTCTTAAATATATTAGATCAACTTCAAGATTCAGAAGTTCAAGAAATATACTTAGAAGGATCTGGTGAACCTACAATGAATAAGAAGTTGCCCGACTTTGTTAAAGCAGGTACAGATAAAGGGTTTAAAATGTCATTTATTACCAATGGATTTTGGTTTAAGGATGACATTATGAAAAGAACAATTGATGCTGGTATGCACTTTGCACGTATATCGGTAACTGGATATACCCCTAAACTGTATAAAGAACAAATGAGCAAAGATGCTTTCTTTAATGTTATGGATAATGCTAATGCAGCAATTGAATATGGAGGAAGTATAGGATCATATCATCTTATATTAGATAACAATAGAGTTAATTATGAAGTAGCATCTTATAGAAGAAATTGGATTGATCATGTTCCTGGAATAAAAGCTTCAATTTGGAAAATGCATAACTGGTCAGGACAGCTTGACGTTGATTGGAGAATAGGTAAGAAGAAACGTAGTTGTGGTAGACCATTCTCTCCAGATCTAATTGTAAGGGCTGGAGGGACTGGAAGAAGAGAAGGGGCTGTCGTTCCATGTTGTATGGTTCTTGGACAAGACAGTAAAGCGGTTTTAGGTCATCTGTCACATCAAACTGTAGAGGAAATCTGGTATGGAGATGAATACAATAAACTAAGGAAAGCGCATGAGATGCACGACTTTGATTCTATAGATTATTGTAAGAACTGTGATATGTTATATGATGCACCAGAAGCATTAGTCTGGTCTAACTTTAACGCTGATTATAACCGCTTGACTGGATCAACATTTACAATGGATCAATATAGAATATGATATACAAAGGAAAGTTATTGCTGCTCAATTGTAGAGTGTTTTTTTCTTATAAATAACCTAAATAGGAGCAGGGGCGGCAACGTCCGACAAAGAAATCAGAGGAATTTCATGGCCCAGTATGAAGAATTTACCATCGACCAAGGTGCCGATGTAGCACTAGAGATACATTGTATCAACAAGGATACATCTAAAAAGGATCTCACCGGTCACACCGTTACTTCAAAGTTGAAAAAAACTTATGCTAGTGATAGTGACGACACAGTTTCATTTGCCTCTGTAATTGCTAGTCCTGCTACTGATGGAATAATTACTATCTCCCTTACAAATGCTCAAACAGATGCCCTAAAAGCAGGTCGCTATGTGTATGATGTTGAGTTAGCATTTAATGATAGTGATTCTAACACAATAATTGAAAGAGTACTTGAAGGCAGAATTCAGGTTACTCCATCGGTAACGAGGTAAAGCATGTCATCAATTACAGTCTCTCCTGGTAATACAACTTTAATAAAAAAAATAGTTGTTGGTACTCCGGTGCGCAATGTTACAGAGGCAACCTCAAATATTAATCAATTAACTGGTATTAATACATCAGCAAAGGTAAACGGTAGTGTACTAGTATACAATGCATCTAATTCACTTTGGGAAGCTACTTTAGATTTAGAACAACAAAACGTAAATGGAGGTAGCTTCTAATGGCCGCTACAATAAGAATAAAAAGATCCACAGGTGTCGCGGCTCCATCGTCCCTCGCCACTGGTGAAATAGCATACTCAGCTGGTACAGGTACTAGCGCAAATCTCGGAGATAGACTATTCTTCGGTAAAGGAGATGACGGCAACGGAGTTGCAACATCGATTGTATCAATTGGTGGTGAGTATTTTGCTAATCTACTCGATCATACTCCTGGTACTCTTACAGCTTCTTCTGCACTACTAGTAGATGCTTCAAGCAAGATAGATGTACTTAATGTTGATAATATTACAATTAATGGTAATACTATTAGCTCAACAGACACAAACGGCAATGTTATTCTGGACCCTAACGGTACAGGTGTAGTTAATGTTAGTACATCTCGTATTATAAATGTTACTGATCCTTCAGGTGCTCAAGACGCTGCTACAAAAGCTTATGTTGATACAACTATTGCTGCTAACAACGATCTAGATGTTGCTGGTGATACTGGCACGACTAATATTGAAACGGCTACTGAAACTCTTACATTAGCTGGCGGTACTGGAATAACCTCTGCTGTTACATCAAATACTGCTACTTTTAACCTAGACAATACCGCGGTAACTGCTGGGTCATATGGTAGTACAACTGCTATTCCAGTTATTACAGTTGATGCACAAGGTCGATTGACTTCTGCTTCAACAGCTTCAATTACGACTACTTTGAGTACAGCTGGTAACTCTGGATCTGGATCAGTAGCGCTTGCCTCTCAATCTCTTACAGTTTCAGGTGGTACTAACCTAACTGCAGCTGCTTCTGGTCAGACTATTACTGTTGATCTAGATGGTGACGTTCTAGGACTAACATCTCTTACAGTAGATAACTTAAAGTTAAATGGCAACACTCTAAGCTCTACTGATGGATCAAATACTCTATACATCGATCCAGCTCCGGAAGATTCAGATGGTGGTAATTTAATTGTTCGTGGTAACCTTCAGGTTCAAGGTACTCAGACAATCATTAACTCAACTACGATGTCTGTTAATGACCTAAATCTTGTACTTGCTGATTCTGCTACTGGTGGAGCTGCAGCAGATGGTGCTGGTATTACAGTAGGTGGAGCTCAATTCTCAGGTACTAAACCAACTATTATATGGGATAACTCAAATACAGCTTGGGACTTTAACTACGGCGTTAATATTGAAGCTGGTATCAACGATGCTAACACAATTACATTTAACGATGTAAAAATTATGGAAGCCATTGAAGATCATTTGACCACTAACTTCTTCTTAGCAGGTGAAGGTATTGATCTTACTTACGTTGATGGCTCAAATCAAATGACAGTCGCGGCCGAGCTTGCTACATCATCTAACAAAGGTGTTGCTTCTTTTAATGCTACTGAGTTCAGTGTATCCTCTGGCGCAGTATCTCTTGCTGTAGTTGACGGCGGCACATTCTAATAAAACAGTCTGGGTATTTTTATACCTGGACTTTAACTCACCTTTTTTAAGGATCTAAAATGACAGCTACGATTAAACTAAAGAAGTCCTCCGTTTCGAGTAATGCTCCTGGGACTAGTGATCTTGATTATGGTGAGTTAGCCATTAACTATGCTGATGGTAATCTCTACTATAAAAACTCCTCAAATGTAATTAAGAGCTTTGCTGATTCTGACAATGTTCAGACTCAGATTAACGCTGCTATTACTGCAGCTGGTAGTTATAACGATGCATCAGTTAATACACATTTAAATCAAAGTACAGCAGCTTCAGGAGAAGTTCTAAGCTGGAATGGATCTGATTACGATTGGGTTTCTGCAGAACCAGCCCTCTACCGAGATAATCCTTCAAGTGCTACTACTCCTTTAGCGAGTGGCGCCAACGCTGTTGCTATTGGGGATAGTGCAGTAGCATCAAATTTAGATGCATTAGCTATTGGCAGTGGGGCAGTAGCATCAGCGTCGAATAGTATAGCAATAGGTCATATTTCTATTGCTAACACTGAATCCGCTACAGCACTAGGTTATAATTCAGAGGCTAGAAATACTTATGCAACCGCACTTGGTAGGGGTGCTTATGCAAGTGGTTTTGGTAGTACGTCTGTAGGACACTCTACAGTTGCTGCGGGAACTAGTTCAGTTGCTCTTGGTAGAAGTGCTTCCGCTTCACATACAGCTTCAACCGCTATAGGTTATAACGCAACTACAACTACGTCAAACCAAGTTGTTATTGGCGATGCAACTGCTACTGTGCGAATTTCAGAAACTTATGATCTTCCTACATCTGATGGTACTAATGGACAAGTACTTACGACAAATGGCTCTGGTGTAACTAGCTTCGCAGATGCTGGCGGTGGTGCAACAAACATCGATGGCTTATCAGATGGTAAATCTCCAGATGCTTCATCGATAGGATTGGGATCTAGTGCTCTAGCAAATGATGATGGATCATCAAATTCAAATACTGCTGTTGGTAAATGTTCTATGTATGCAAATACTTGTGGTATGTTTAACGCTGCTTTTGGTGCTAATTCATTACATTCTAATACTATTGGTGAGTGTAATACTGCTGTCGGCTATTGCGCAATGAAAGATACTACAACTGGTGTACAGAACACAGCTGTAGGTACCCACGCTCTACATGGTAACACTACAGGTACTCATAATACCGTTATAGGTAATGAAGCAATGTGTGATGCAATAACTGCAAGATTTAATGTTGCGGTTGGTACCGGAGCCATGAAACTCAATGCCGGTGGTCAATGTAATACTATAATTGGGTATTCTGCTGCGAACGGAGGTACAGCTGGTACTGGCAACGTTGCAGTAGGATTGTCAGCAGGAAAATATGTCTCGGGCAGCAATAACACTATAGTAGGTAAAGAAGCAGCGTTTAACATTCGCAATATTAATAATATAGTCGCAGTGGGACACAGAGCTTTATTTTCAAACAGAACTGGAACTAATAATACTGCAGTTGGCTCATATGCTCTTCATACCAGTACTACAGGAAATTATAATACTGCAGTTGGTATGTGTTCTATGTATGCAAACACAGGAGCTGACTATAATACTAGTGTTGGTTATCAATCATTATGCTCTAATACAACCGGTGAAAGAAATACTGCCCTAGGTGCTTGTGCTTTACAGCTTAATACTATAGGCAAATGTAACGTTGCTGTTGGTTCATACGCACTACGTAAAAATACTACAGGGTGTCAAAACATTGCTATTGGTGACGCAGCGCTGTATGGTAATACTACTGGTAGATTTAATACAGCTGTAGGTGGTTCTGCTTTGCAAACCGGCACCGGTGGTCAGTCAAACACAGCTATTGGTTATAAAGCTTTATATGATACTACTACAGGTTCATATAATACAGCAGTTGGTGATACATCATTAACTAATATTACAACAGGTGGAATGAACACTGCTCTCGGTTGGCAATCGGCTATTTCTACAACTACTGGATGTAATAACGTAGCAGTCGGTGTTTATGGATTACATCAAAATTCAGGTGGTAGTCGAACTACAGCAGTTGGTTATAGAGCAGCATGTAAGCAAACTACAGGAAATGATAATACGGCTGTAGGTCATCAAGCTCTTATGGGTAACTGTATATGTACCGGTAACGTTGCTATTGGTAAAGATGCATTAAAAACTCATACAAGTCCTCTAGAAAATGTTGCTATTGGCTTATGTGCAATGGGTGTGGGTAATAGTAATTATACAAGCTGTAACGTAGCAATTGGTCCATACACCTTAAAGACTGTGGGTAATGGCGATGTTAACGTTGCTGTTGGCGCTCTGGCTGGGTGTGCAATCACAAGTGGGGGCAATAATGCTCTTTTAGGTTATAAAGCTGGGTGTACACTAACAACTGGTGCCAACAATATTGTTTTAGGAAAAGACGCACAAGCTACATCGTCTACTACATCTAATGAGATTACTCTAGGTTCAACAGCGCACACAGTATTTCGTCTTCCCGGACTACAAGCAGGAGCATCGTCAGGGCACGTAATGTGCTACAATGGCACTTCATTGGTTCTAGCAGCTGCAAGCAGCGGCGGAGCATCAAACATTGATGGTCTATCTGATGGTAAATCACCTGATGTATCATCATTAGGTCTAGGTACCAACGCTCTAGCAAATGATGATGGAACTACAAATTGTAATGTTGCTATTGGACATTCAGCTCTAAACAGCAGTGTTACTGGTACGAATAATGTCGTTGCAGGCCACTCAGCTCTATGCAGTATTTCCACTGGTACTCATAACGTTGTTTTAGGTCATAATGCAGGGTGTAAGTTATCTGGATCTAACGGATCTAACTATAATGTTATTCTTGGATCTGGAGCAATGGGGGCATCATGCGGTGCCGGTATTAGTCACGTTGCTATAGGATATTATGCATTACACAAAATAGGTTCATATGCAAGTAATTCAGTTCACAATAATAATATAGCTATTGGTATGTATTCAATGCTGAATACTACAACTGGTTATGGATCTATGGCTGTTGGCCATGGCACACTTCGTAACAATACAACAGGTCAACGTAATACTGCAATTGGTATGTATGGCTCGCGTAATAATACTATTGGTACAGATAACGTAGCAGTAGGTTACAATGCCGGGTGTGCTAACACCACCGGAAATTATAATACCTCTGTAGGTTCTTTCGCACTTAAAAATAGCGTAACAGGGCATGAAAACGTAGCTGTTGGAACTAATGCTTTATTGTTTACAACTCATGGTTCATGCAATACTGCTCTTGGTACTTTTGCTATGCAAGCTAACACTACTGGCTGTTTTAACACTGCCGTTGGCTCTTCTGCATTAGTTTCAAATACAACAGGCTCTTGCAATACCGCTGTAGGGTTTAAATCATTACAATTAATCACTGTTGGTAAAAGAAACACTGCACTAGGACATTGTTCTTTAAATTCTAACCAAGCAAACTACGGTACAGCTGTAGGATATAACGCATTAAAATCAAACGTGTGTGGTGCTAGGAATACTGCGGTTGGTGATACTGCGCTGTCAGCAAATACTACAGGTTGGTTAAACGTAGCTGTTGGTATGCAAACCTTGGGTGCTAATATAACTGGTTCTTGTAATACTGCTGTAGGGTATGGCTCTCTGAGACAATCAAAATGTCAACTAAATACTGGTTTTGGGTATGCAACTTTGTGTGTTGTAACAACTGGTAGGTGCAATACAGCGGTTGGTGCAGAGGCTGGTAGGACCATTTCTAGTGGATGTAATAATCTAACTTTAGGTTATAATGCTCAAGCAACATCGGCTACAACTTCTAATGAAATCACGCTAGGTGATGCTAACATTACAGCGTTTAGGATTCCTGGACTACAATCTGGTGCTTCATCAGGTCATATAATGTGTTACAACGGTACATCGCTCGTACTAGCTGCCGCTTCTAGTGGTGGCGGCGCATCTGCTGTTGATGATCTAAGTGATGGAGTTACTCATGGTACTCATACAATCGGTCTTGGATCTAATGCATTAGCTAATGATGATGGTACTAATAATGAAAACACTGCTTTAGGTGAGTGTGCACTATATACAAACACAACAGGTGCAGGTAACGTAGCAGTTGGTCAATGGGCAATGCGTAACCTAAATGGCGCATCTTATTCAACTGCTGTTGGTAGGAAATCACAAGCAGCGGTTACAACATCATATGGTATGAATACATCAGTTGGATGGTTATCTCTAGCAAATGCAACTACTGGCGCATACAATGTAGCTATCGGTTCAGGTGCTCTAGTGGATAATATTGGAGGTAATGGTAACACAGCAGTTGGACATTATGCAGGTTATAATATTTGCGGTAACTACAATACTGCTTTGGGTACCAGTACTTTAAATAATTCTATTACTGCTGCTGGTAATACAGCGGTTGGTTATCAATCCATGTACTTTAATACTACAGGAGGGTATAATACTGCAGTTGGATACTACAGTCTAAGAGCTAATACAGTAGGTCTAGATAATGTTGCGGTTGGTAGAAACGCCTTATGTGCCAATACAGATGGTAAAGATAACGTTGCTGTAGGTGCATGTACTCTACAATTAGGAGTTGGAACTCTAAACAAGCAAAACACTGCTGTTGGTTCTTGTGCAATGCGCAGCAACATTACAGGTTGCAGTAACGTAGCAGTTGGTACTCGGGCATTAGAACTTAATACATCTGGTCATAGTAATGTTGCAGTGGGTGTATATTCTTTACTTTCTAATACTACTGGTATCCGGAACATTGCTATAGGAATGAGTGCATTAGAATCTAATGCACAAGGATATGGTAACATATCTATAGGTTATGAAGCTAACAAATGTGGTACTAATACTAGATATCAAGTATCTATTGGATGCCAAGCAGGATATAACAGCACTAATACAGCTCCAAGCACTACTATAGGTACTCAAGCAGCATGTAGAGTAACTACAGGGTATGGTAACTCCACTCTCGGTCAATATAACCGTCTAGGCACTACAACAAAATACGGTGTTGCAATTGGTTGGCAGGCTCATGAAGGTAATCAACCCGGTTCACAAAACATTGCTATCGGTCATAGAGCTATGCGCTGTGGATCTTCTGGTAATTTAAACATAGCTATAGGGTCTTCTACTCTTGATGCTCTCACTACTGGTACTAGTAATATTGCTGTAGGTGGAGGAGCTCTAGGCTCTGTTACAACTGGTGTTGGTGGAATTGCTATTGGTACAGATGCACTAGGAGCAATAACAGACTATCCAGTTCAAAACGCTTCTATTGCTATAGGTACATGTGCATTACGTAATCAATCACGTTATGGGCAGTGTAATACAGCTATTGGTTATCTTGCAGGGTGTGGATTAAGTGCTGGTGATAATAATATATTTGTAGGAGTAAATGCCGGTAAAGCTGGTACAGGAAACGGTAGTAATAACGTTGCTGTAGGCGTTAGTGCGATGTATAACGCTACTTATCAAAGGCAATCTACAGCAGTTGGTAATTTTGCTTTAAATATGTCAACTTCTGGTTGCTGTAACACAGCTGTTGGTAGATTCGCATTATATAATACTACTACAGGTCTTAACAACACATCCTTAGGAACTAATGCTGGCTGTACTCTCACAACAGGGTCAAATATTATAGCACTTGGTTATAATGCTCAACCATCATCAGCTACAGTATCAAATGAAATTACATTAGGTGATGCTAATATCACGGCAATGAGAATACCAGCTCTAAGCTATAGTATAAATAGTGGTGGACAAGTAAGTGCAGTTGACTTTAATGCTACATCAGATGTAACACTCAAAGAAAACATTGAAACAATTGATGATGGTTTAGATATTGTTAATAGTATTAATCCTGTTAGCTTTACTTGGAAGAAAGATGGTAAAAAGTCTTACGGTGTCATCGCTCAGGAACTAGAACAGTTGATTCCTGAAGCAGTATCGACTAATATAGAAGGTAAGAAGGTTGTTAATTATTCACAGATTATTGCCTTCCTTGTACAAGCAGTTCAAGATCAACAGCATCAAATTAATGAGTTGAAATCTAAAATATAATGGAGTAATTATGAAAGTTGTTTTAGTGACAGGGGGCTTTGATCCCCTTCACTCTGGACATGTAAAGTATTTTCAAGAAGCTAAAAAGCTTGGAGATATCCTATGTGTAGGAGTAAATAGTGATGAGTGGCTAACTCGAAAAAAAGGTAGACCGTTCATGCCTATTGAAGAAAGATTAGATATAGTCAACAATATTAAAGGTGTTGGTATGTCTTTTGCTTTTGATGATAGCGAAGATCATGCAGTAAATGCTATTAACCATATTAGAGAAAACTTTCCAAAAGGTTCACAAATTATATTTGCTAACGGAGGAGATAGACATAAGGGGTCGACTCCAGAAGTAGAGTACGCTAGATCTTTGGCTGATCAAGGCAGTATAGGATTTGTATTTGGTGTTGGTGGAAACAATAAAAAGAATTCTAGTAGTTGGATTCTTGATGAGTGGAAGACTCAAAAGACAGAACGAGAATGGGGGTATTGGCGAGTACTTGATGATAAAGGTACTGTCAAAGCTAAGGAGCTAGTAATTAATCCTGGCAAGTCTCTTTCAGATCAAAAACATTTTCATAGAAGCGAACATTGGTACGTTCTTGAAGGAATGTTAAAGATAGATATTGAGCATGGGGATATTATCCAAACTAATGCTGGCAGAGATGAAACAATAGCTTTAAAAGAACATCAGACTTATGTTATACATAAGGAAGATTGGCATAGAGCTTACAATCCTTATGACAAACCATGTCATATACTTGAAGTACAGTATGGAAATAAATGTATTGAAGAAGATATAGAACGTAGAACTATTATAAATAATGGTATGAAATAATCATGCCTAGTAACCTTAAAGGAGTCGAAAATGGCTACATATTCACCGGTAACTAAAACGCTTGCAAAAGCGGTACCAACTAAACGTGCGTCCGATAATAAAGTAACTCGGTGGGAAATCGAAGTAAACTATGCTTACGCAGGAGATGCAGACGCAGATCCAGTACAGCCAGCATGGAATTCAGATTACTCTGAATCAGTTGAAATCGAAACACCATCAAAAGTAGCAACTGACTACACAAAAGCAGAACTCATCGCAATGATGCCTGCTGTTATCGATGATCACGTATTTCACGCACATTACGAGGCGTTCAATCTAGCACCCGCAGAACCTGAAGAGTCTGCTGTAGATGACTTTGATCTAGACACACTAGGTTAATAGGGATCTTATATAATGAGAAATGTTATGATTGCAGCGCCGTCTTACGACGGTACTATAACCGTATGGCATGCATCGGCTCTTAGCGAGACTTGCAAAGCAGGTCTTGCAAAGGACATAAACGTTTATTGCATTTACATGTCATATGATTCGTTAGTACAACGTGCTAGAAATGATATTGCCAAATTAGCTTTAGATCAAGAAGTCGATGATTTAGTTTTCATTGATTGTGACGTTGATTGGAACCCCGAAGATTTCTTCAAGCTACTAGAGCATGATGCTGATGTTGTTGGAGGAATTTACCCTAAAAAGGGCGATGAAGAAGATTATCCCGTCAAAGTATTAGATGGGAATATGAAATTTGAAGAGAGTGGTTTGGTAGAAGTTGAAGGTATTGCAACAGGTTTTTTAAGATTAACAAGAAAAGCGTTGCAAACAGTTTCAGATGATAGTATAGAATATACCGAATCACATAAACCTAAACCAATTAAAATGATTTTTGATATAGTAGTAGATGAAAAAGGTGAACTAATATCTGAGGATATTGTATTTTGTAGGAAGTGGAGAAAGTTGGGCGGTAAGGTATGGCTTGACCCATCTATTAAACTTTCGCATGTCGGGACAAAACGTTGGAATGGTGATTTTATGAGCTGGTTAAATAAAATAAAAAAATAAGGATTAATCCATGGCCATCAAGATTACAGGTACTACAGTCGTTAATGATAGTAGGCAATTACAAAATATTGCATCTCTTGATGCCACAACTAGTGCAACAATCTCTTCTGCTGTCGGTGGTGGTGGTGGAGGCGGTGGATTAGATTCAGCTGCAGTTTCAAATCTAGTAGATTCTGATTATGTCAGGCTTCATCAAATTGGAGCACTCATCGATAGTGATGTACCAACAACCGTTAAACCTGGTGATTTATGGTATGATAAGCAAGATGGTACTCTAAACGTTTATTATCAAGACAGCGCAGAAACACCCGTTTTTGTCAACGTTGCAGCTTCAACAGCTGCAGCAGGGTCAGGTCTGAGTGATATTGTAGAAGATACAACTCCACAACTTGGAGGAAATCTTGATGGCCAGGGTAATACAATTACTAATGTTGCTGATATTTCAACAAGTGTAGCATCTGGTAACCCAACGCTAACTTTTGGTGATGGTACTGGTAACTTTGGTACTAGTAAAATTGAATTTAACAGTGGAACCTCAGGCGTAGCTGGTCATCTTCAACATGTTGGAGGCCAAGGGTTTGAATTGAAGACTAATAGTTCTGGTAATACAATTAAGTTTTGTACTTATTGCCATAACCCATCAGCTCATTGCAACCCTTTAACTATAAACGCTTTAGGTACCGTAACATTCAATAATGCTTTTACTTTACCTGCTGCAGACGGATCTGCAAATCAAGTTCTCACAACAAACGGTAGTGGAACTGTATCTTGGGCTACTACTGGGGGTGGAGCTTCTAATATTAATGGTCTATCTGATGGTAAGTCTCCAGATACAACTTCACTGGGTCTAGGTACTAATGCACTAGCTAATGATGATGGGTCATCCAATTGTAATGTAGCTATTGGTCTCAATGCGTTAAAGCTTTTAACCACAGGTACAGAAAGTGTTGCTATAGGTTCAAATACTTTATGTTCTGTAGTTACTGGTTATTGGAATGTCGCTATCGGCTCAAACGCTTTAAAGACACAAACATCTTCCAATCAAAACGTTGCTGTTGGTAATCATGCATTTACTAATTTAACAACCGGTGGGTGTATGACGGCTATTGGCGCATTCGCAGGTTATAGTACTACGACTGGATATGCAAATACATATGTAGGTAGAAACGCTGGTTATAAAGCAACTGCTGTGAGATGGAATACAGCTATTGGTGAACAGGCTATGTGCTGTAATGTTACTGGATGCTTCGCTACAGTATTAGGTGCATCGGCTGGTAAGTGTGCGACAAATATAGAACAATCTGTGTTAATTGGTTACGCAGCTGGTTGGAAAAATACATCAGGATCGGCGGTTAGTATAGGTTATTATGCCAACTCAAAGGGAGGTAATCAACAGACTGCAGTTGGTAGATATGGTATGGCTTGCAATACTGGCAATGGTAATGTTGCCCTTGGCTCTAGCAGCTTTCGCAACAATTTAACTGGTAATTATAACATAGCTGTTGGTTATGGAGCTGCGTGTAATTCTACTGCTGGCAACTGCAATATTTACGTTGGTATACGCTCAGGTAAAGTTAACACTACTGCTTGTTTAAATATTGGTATTGGACTAGAAACTTTATGTTCAACTACTACCGGCGGTTGCAACATTGCAATGGGTAGATTAAGTTTAAGATCTTTAACAACCGGTGTATGTAACACAGCAATTGGTGAACAGGCAGGTTTAAGTCTTACAACAGGATCTTGTAATCTTCTTTTGGGTAGAGGAGCTTCTGCAAGCTCTGCAACCGTCAATAACGAAATCACACTTGGTGATGCTAATATCACAGCGTTTAGGATTCCTGGTTTGCAATCCGGTGCATCGTCAGGGCACATCATGTGTTACAATGGTACTTCATTGGTCTTAGCGGCTGCATCAGGTGGTGGTGGAGGAGGTGCATCAGCCATTAATGATCTAAGTGATGCTAAGACTAATGCCACAAGCGTTGGATTAGGTACTAATGCATTAGCTGCATTAACCGCAACAGATAGGAGTGTTACTGCAGTAGGTATATGCGCCCTGGCAGCAAATACTACAGGAGTAATGAACGTAGCTATAGGTACAGAGGCCTTAAAGCAAGCGGTTAATACATATGACACAGTTGCAATCGGGTTTAATGCTATACGCAGTATGCAAACTACCTCTCTTGGACACTCTAACGTTGCTGTTGGTTCGATGGCAATGTATCAAAACACTGCAGGAAAATATAACGTAGTTATCGGTAAAGATGCTATGAGATCTGTTACTTGTGGTGATTGTAACGTGTTTATAGGTTGGAAAGCTGGTTATGGTAACGCAGCTATAGGTAGTAATAATATTGCTATAGGTACGCAAGCTATGCAATGTCATAATTCAGCCGGTGCTTACAGTAACATAGCTATTGGCCGATGTGCAAACTTTAGTAATACTAAAGACCAAAATAACATTGCAATTGGTACTAACGCTTTAAAAAATAGAGTTTGTGTAAATGCGTTTCAAGGGGTAATAGCCATTGGTACTAATGCAATGTGCTCAGATACCGGTAACGGTAATGGTAGTTTTTACAGTACAGCTGTTGGTAATAATTCTCTTAAATCGCAAACAGGTTCAGGTTGTAACACAGCTGTAGGGTATTGCACTGGTGTAGCTATCACATCAGGTGCTTCTAATAGCTTGTTTGGACAGAATGCAGGTGCTTGTATTACTACAGGTAGCGACAATGTAGTTATGGGTAGATTCACTGATCTAGGACCGGCAGCATGCAGAAACGTATTAATAGGTAACTCAGGATCTAGAAAACCAGTTCAAAATTCTGTCGGTGTAGGTTACTGTGTTTTAAAATGTGCTACTGGAAATGGCAATCAAGCACTGGGGTACTTTGCAGGTTCGTGTATTACCACTGGAATTGATAATGTTGCTATTGGTTGTAATACAATGTGCGCGGGTACTACAGTAAGAGCTAACGTTGCTGTAGGTAACTGTGCAATGAAAAGTGCCACAGGAGCTTATGGTTCTACTGCTATTGGTTACAAAGCCATGATGGACCACACAGGTTATGTAATGTATAACACTGCTATTGGTAGCTGGGCTTTATGTAAAGTAACAGGGGAATTTAACACAGCAATAGGTTCAGGATCTGGTCAGAATGTAACATCAGGGGTGTGTAATACTTTCCTAGGAAGAGCCTCAGGTAATACAATTACAACTGGTGGTAATAATATTATAATTGGACATGGCGCGCAAGCAACATCAGCAACTACATCAAATGAAATAGTAATTGGCAATACATCTAACACAGTGCTTAGATTGCCAGGATTGCAAGCAGGCGCTTCATCAGGTCATGTATTATGTTATAATGGCACCTCATTAGTACTTGCAGCTGCATCAGGAGGAGGCGGTGGTGGTGGTGCATCAGCTATTGATGATCTAAGCGATGCTTCTACTACTGGAACAAATAATTTAGGTTTGGGAACAAATGCAGGTACCGGGGGCACTGGTAACGTAACTGTCGGTTTTTCTGCAGGCTGTAGCTTAAATTCATCTGGTGATCAAAATATTCTGATTGGTGCACATGCAGGTAAGACACTTGGTTCAGCAGATCACCAAGTTGCTATTGGTTATGGCGCAATGTGTGCTGCAGGTAGTTCTCCAATGTTTAACAATGTTGCTATTGGCTCGAAAGCTATGTCAAAAATTACAGCTGGGTGCAACACAGCGCTTGGTAACCAATCAATGGCCTGCAGCCTTGGGGCAACTTGTAATACAGCTGTTGGCCATCAATCTCTATTTTTTAATACGACCGGGTCGTGCAACGTAGCAATTGGAACAGAGGCGATGATTGCTAATACAACAGGTCAAGAGAACATTGCTATTGGCTCTATGTCATTGATGGCCAACACTTGTGCAGGCAAAAACGTTGCTATTGGCGTTTGTGCTATGAGATGTAATACAACTAATAGCTATGGTACAGCTGTTGGATATAGAGCTCTGTTTAAATCATGTACAGGTGGTCATACTGCGGTAGGTAACGAAGCCTTATATTGTAATACAACAGGTCAGTATAACGTAGCTATTGGTTCCTCTGCTATGAGAAGTAATATTACTGGCGGTTATAACGTTGTTATTGGCACATCTGCTATGAGGCAAGGCACTGGCGGTGATTCCAACGTTGCTATAGGTTACGCTGCTTCATACAACACCACAATTGGTAGAAAAAACGTTGCCATTGGTAACTCTGTAATGCATGCTAACACAACAGGATGTAATACAGTAGCAGTAGGATTTAGTACTCTAAATTCAAGCACAACAGGATATAATAACACAGCTGTTGGTGCTTGTGCGATGTGCCAAGCCACAGTTGGTTATAGCAACGTTGCTGTAGGCCACTCAGCAGGTAAAAACTTAGGGACAACCGCAGCCGGTCGTAATAGTATAGCAATTGGTGAATCTGCGATGTGCAACCTAGGTTCTCAGCCTCAGCATGCTATTGCGTTGGGTATGAACTCGCAACAGTTAGCTGGTGGTAATTATAATATTTCTATTGGTAGTTATGGTCTGAGATCAGCTTCGGGTTCGTCTAACAACGCAATTGGTGATAAAGCAGGTTGTGCTAATACTTCTGGTTATCAAAACACCTATATGGGTCAAAGCGCAGGTAAGACAAATACAACAGCGCACTTTATAACAGCTGTTGGTTCAAATGCAGCTGAAAACAACACAAGTGCATATACAACTGCATTTGGTGCATACTCTCTACAACAAAACACATCAGGTGCATATAATAATGCGTTTGGTATGTTTGCGATGCGCAATAATACTATTGGCGCACAGAACACTGCTATGGGTACTTATGGGTTATGCGGCAACACCTCTGGGATGTGTAATACAGCAGTAGGGTATAAAGCATTAAAATCAAATACATTTGGTTGTTACAACACATCAATAGGTAACTGCTCTTTGTGTTCCAACACAACTGGTTATGGTAATACTGCTATTGGTTTTAAGGCTTTAATATGTAAAGTTATTGGTAATAATAATACTGCGGTTGGATGCAGAGCTCTGGCATGTACTACTAGTGCTAGTTGCAATACAGCTGTAGGTAGAGATGCGGGATTAAACACCACTACAGGGCAGTATCATGCATATTTTGGTGATGGTGCAGGTTACACTACCACAACTGCTTCATGCAACGTTGCATTAGGTGCGTTTGCAGGTACTTTTGGTAACTGCGGATGCAACGTTTCTATTGGTACTCATTCAGCATATTTCTGTGGGGTTAATAACGTTGCTATCGGTCATTGTGCTGGTAAAACAATTAAACGACATGGTAATACTATAGTCGGATCAAGTGCAATGCAAAGCGCTACTACTTCTTGCTGTAACGTAGCCGTCGGTTACTTATCAATGGGCTCTGTTACAACATCTCAAGGTAATACTGCTGTTGGTAGTTTTGCGTTATGCAATCTAACTACTGGCACACACAACACAGCTATTGGTAGAAGTGCTGGCGTTTCTTTAACAACTGGATCAAACAATATTGTTTTGGGTTGTTGTGCAGATGCGTCATCAGCTACCGTGTCTAATGAAATTACTCTTGGTAACGCTAACAACAACCTGCTACGTATCCCAGGTCTTGGGTCTACTGATGGTCATGTATTAACATACAGCACTTCTAGTGGTGGTCTTGTGCTTGCAGCAGCATCAGGAGGCGGCGGAGGAGGTACGACTCTCTATGCTGAAAATCCATCGAGCTCTACAACCCCATCTGCAACAGGTAGTAATGGAGTTGCAATTGGTAGTAATTCTGAGGCGACAGGGTTTTCTGCTCAAGCGTTCGGGGATGGAGCTTGCGCTTGTGGAAGTCAATCAATAGCCATTGGTAGAAATATGAGAGCTTCAGGAGACACATCTGTAGCGCTTGGGCCTCAATCCTGCGCGACAGCAGACCGTTCTCTTGCTATTGGAGCCTCTTCTGTTGCTACTGGAGCTTATGCTACAGCTGTAGGTTCATCTAATTCTACTTCTGTCGGTCCTAAAGCTACTGCGCAGCTTTCAATTGCAATTGGTGGTGGTTATGGGGGTACTGGCTTCGGTCCAAGAGCTTATGGTGTATGTGCTATAGCTATAGGGCAAATGACCTGTGCAGCAGCAATTAGATCAATAGCAATTGGATATGATGCACAGGTTACAAGTTCTGGTACAGGAGCAATAGCCTTAGGATGCTCTAGGGCAGCTGCCCAAGACGGCTTTGCAGCAGCTATATCTAACAACACTTCATCCTTCGGTGCTATGAGTCCTCGTAGTGTAGCGATAGGATATCTAGCTAAAGCTCAAGGCTGTGGCGCTCTTGCAATAGGGGGATATTTTTCTGTCTCTTGTGCGACACAGACTAACTCTGTTGCTGTTTCAGGTGTGGCTAATGCTTCATATGCCACTAGTGTTGGGGCTTACTCACAATCTAGTGGACAGTATTCGACTACACTTGGGTTTTCAAATTATGCATGGTGCACTAATGGTACTGCTATTGGGACTAAAGCTAAATCTGCGTATGTGGGTAAAATGGCTTTTGGTAACGGAGAATTTTCTAGTACTGGAGACAGTCAAAGTGCATTAACAATTTTTCGCCAAGCCACTACAAACGCAACTGCTACTGCTCTTACTACTAATAATAGCACTGCAACAACAAACAACCAATTAATTCTAGCTAACAATCATGCTTACGCATTTCACGGCACTATTGTAGCAAGAGAAAAAGCATCCGAAGGTACTGAATGTGCAGCTTGGAAGATTGAAGGTTTAATTCGTAGAGAGGGTTCGGCTGGCACTACTACCCTAGTTAATAGTGCAACTACTGTTTTAGACAACACACCTAACTGGGGCATGGTACTATCCGCTGACACTACAAACGGAGGATTGGCAATCACTGTAACAGGTGCTGCATCAACTAATATTCGTTGGGTAGCTTCGATTAACACAACTGAAGTAAGATATGATTAAAAAGGAAATAAACTCATGGCTATTTTAAATAACATTATTGCTGAAAACAGCCAATTCGGTATAGCTTTCAACGATGCATACTATCGAATTGTATCAGCTGTTATTATACGGCAGCCTAGCATAATAGATGCTAAATTTATGGTAATGATTGATCTTTGTGCTTATGCGACTAACTCACCTAACGATGAAACTCGAGATGTAGATTCCAAGCGTTTTAACGCAAACTTAACAGATGTTGAAGCTAAAACAGGTGATACATTCTTAGCTAAGTGTTATGCTTGGGTAATGGATCAAGATGACATGGCGGGATCTACGGCTGCATAAATAATTAAGGAATCACTTATGTCAATAAATATAAATCATCAAACCAATGATATTTCTGTTAGTAGTGGATCATTAACTGCTGCTGCTAGTATTTCTCCTGTGGGTACCAAGACGTCTAGTTATACTTTAGCTACTGGTGACGTAGGAAAGTATATACAGGTAGGTTCGGGAGGTAGTATTACTATACCTAACTCGACCTTTTCCGAAGGAGATATTGTAAGTGTATTTAACAACACTACAGGCAACGTAACTATTACTTGTTCAATTACAACCGCATATATAAGTGGTACTAATACAGATAAAGCGTCAGTAACACTTGCTACAAGGGGGATTGCAACAATACTGTTTATTAGTGGTACTGTTTGTGTTATTGCAGGGAGCGTTAGCTAATGTCTGGTTTGATGCTAGCTCTTTTAAGCAGTGTGTCTGCAGAAGAGGTTATTGACCCTGGAGGCGCAAGATGGGAAACTGCTGGTTCATATACTTGGACTTGTCCTACAGGAGTTACTAGTGTTTGCGTAGTCTGTGTTGGGGCAGGGGGAAGTGGAGGAGCTTATGGAGGAAGTGGAGGATCATTAGCTTATAAGAATAACATTACTGTTGTTCCTGGTCAATCATATACAATTGTAGTGGGAGCTACCAATAGTATAACAGGCGCTGTTGCTCCATACAACCACGCAGCTGAGGATAGTACGGCACTAGGTACTACAGCTACAGGAGGCCAAGGGGGGTATTCTGGTTCCAGCTCGTCTCAATATAAATCTATAGGATCGAATTATGATGGTGGAGGCCGCGGAGGTCTAGCATCATCTGATTTTTATGGGGCGGTTCCTGAAGGAGGGAATGCTTACAGAGAGGGCGCTGGCGGAGGCGCTGGTGGATATAATGGAGATGGAGGAACAGCAGGTAAGGGTCCAGCAGCTGGAACTTCCGGATCTGGTGGCGCTGGTGGTGGAGGTGCTGTTGGTCCTAGTAGTTATCCAGGGCTCGGAACGGGAGGGGGCGGTGTAGGATTGTTCGGTCAGGGTTCAAATGGCGCTGCAGCTACTGCTAATCAAGCTAGCCACGGGGGACGTGGAGGCTCGGGTGGAGCAGACGGAGGTAATCCATATGGAGGTCAGTTTGGAGCAGGATCTGCAGCGATGAGTGGCACTCCAACGGCAGCGCAAACCGGTGCAGTTCGTATTATCTGGGGGACTGGCAGAAGCTTTCCATCTACATTAACAAGCCTGTCTGACTCTAACGGCAATGAAACATTAGAAGCATCATAAGGAAAGAATATGTATGCAAAAACAGTAAACGGACTGTCTGTTCAATATCCGTACACAATAGCTCAATTTCGTCGAGATAATCCGGATACATCTTTTCCAGAAGAGATATCTGATACTGTATTAGGAACATATGGGGTTTATCAGGTAATAGAGTTAGAAGCTCCATCATATGATTCTAAAGTACAGGATATAGTACCAGGAACTCCTGTATTAAACGGTGATGAGTGGCAGGTAAATTACTCTATATCTAACAAGTCGGAAGATGAAGCTGAGTCTAATGTAATAGTTTATCGGGATTGTATATTAGCTGAAACAGATCATCTTACCTTACCGGAGAATAAATTATCTGCAGAGATGTCTACATACCGTCAAGCCCTAAAAGATATCCCAAGCCAAGAGGAATTCCCATTTAACGTAACTTGGCCAACTAAACCGGAATAAAGCTTGACCTATATATAATGGTATAGTATAATAGAATGAATTGATAATGGAGAAATTATGTCTTTAGATACTTATGTAGTTGAGGGTGGTATTGGTAAATGCGTCATGTTTACAGCGCTTCTACCTAAACTAGCTGAAAGAGCTGGTGAGCCAGTACAAATTGTAACGCCTTATGTTGATGTGTTTAGAGATAATCCTCTTGTCAAGATGTGTTTTGATGAGTCATCTATTCCATTAGATGATCCAAGAATTTTAGAATCAGATAATATCTACTACTCAGAGCCTTACAAAAGTAATTTTGTTAAAGGTGATTGGCACTTAGTACAAGCATATTGTAAGCTACACGATATTGAATATGATCCTGGTATGCGTCCTAGAATGTATACTGACTGGGCAAAGGAAGATACACAAAAATGGTTGTCAGATAATAATATTAAAAATTATATTATGATTCAGTTTACTGGAGGTCAAACCCCTATCGGGTGGGATCCTAATAATCAATATGTTAGTTCTAATGCAGGCCGCAACTACCATCCTTATTTCTCTCAGAGTATAGTTAATGTATTGAACGAAAAATTTCCAGATCATACCGTCATCGATACTAGTATGCCTAACGAGCCAGGCTATGCTGGATCTATTAAGTGTGATAAATCATTTCCTGTATTGCATGAGCTGTTAAAAAATGCAAAGGGATTTATCGGTATTGATTCTTGTGTTCAGCATTTTGCAGCATCTACAGGAACTCCCGGAGTTGTAATTTGGGGTAATACGCGATGGACACAGTTTGGTTATATGCAAAACTATAATATGTCATTTCATGATAAGAAGAAATATAACACATACTATAAAATGGATATAGCTGACCCTCGTAATCTTATGGTAGACGCCCAAGATGTTTATGATACATATGTAAATAAAGTTCATGGACGCAGACCTGAAGAAGATAAAATAAGGTTTGCACACAAATGATTGTAGAAGCACCTATCAGCCTTGGAGAGCTTGTGGATAAGATTACTATTCTTAGAATTAAGAATCGTAACATAACAGATCCTCTTAAGCTAGAGAATGTACAGAAAGAGTTAGTGTTGCTAAGTGGTGTTCTTTCTAAAGCAGGAGCTCCGGATATTCTATTAGAGTTTCAATCTCTTGAAAATATAAATGCAGAGCTCTGGGATATTGAGGACAAGATTCGAGTAAAGGAATCAAAGAAAGAGTTTGATCAAGAGTTTATTGAGCTTGCTCGGTCAGTATATATTACTAACGATAAAAGAGCTAAAGTAAAAAAAGATATCAATCTAAAGGTTGGATCTGACTTAGTTGAAGAAAAATCATATGAACAATACTAAAAAATATAATTTTATTTCGGGGTTACCTCGATCTGGCTCTACACTGCTCTCTACTATCTTAAACCAGAATCCTAGATTTACAGCAGGGATATCAGATCCTCTTGCAGACTTTGTGAAGAGTAAGATAACAGCTGTAAATATGAATGTAGGAATGGCAGACGTAGTTCCAGACGAGAGGTTATATGATCTTATGAGAGCAGACTTCGATGCTTTCTATAAAGATGATACAGAAGTTTGTTTTAATACTGGTAGAGGGTGGGCTGCTGACACTCATTTACTAAAACAATTATACCCTGACTTTAAAATGATTATTACAGTTCGAAGCATACCTTGGATTTTAGATTCTTTTGAAAAGCTTCATAGAAAGAACCCTCTAAAAATAAAACCATTATATGATCACATTGACTGGGCATCTGTTTATGAGCGTTGTCATATGCTTATGGGACAATATCCAGATAAAAATGCCAGAGTAAAAGGTCCTTTAGATTTTGTTAAACAGGCTGCAGCATGTGAAGAGCAAGAAAATATTATGTTTATTGAGTATGATGTTTTAGCTTCTCATCCAAAAGAGGTTATGAAACACATATATGAGTTTATTGAAGAAGAGTGGTATGAACATGACTTTAATGATACAGAAGCTTCTTACGATAACTACGATACAGATGCTAAAATAGATGGGTTACATAAAGTACGGAAAGATGTAACATTTGAGCAGAGAGAAACAATCCTTCCTGCTGACTTATTTAATATGTATGCAGAGTATGACTTTTGGAAACAAAAGGATAGTCCTTTGAAGAAGTGTAGGTTCTTATATGCAGAAACCAAGTAGTCCGATCGGCGGTACTGAATTACTTTATAATAATCTATCAAAAAGAGTTGACTTTTCTGATATTAATCTTATATTGTCTATCTGTCATCCAGACCTTTTATCAGATACTAAACCTAATGTACTATGGCAGCATTTAAATATTAATGAAGAGAATGCTAAAGGTCTTAAAGAGCCTGAATATACGAAAAGACTAGACGCTATAGTGTTTGTTTCTCATTGGCAACATGAACAATTTAGAAAAAACTTTCCTTTAGATGATATAGATTGTTATGTTATTCAAAACGCAGTGCCAGAGTTTGAGTGGAAAGATAAGCCAAAAGATAAAATTAAATTAATTTATACGTCAACTCCATGGAGAGGTCTACATTTACTATTAGAAGTTCTAAAAAATATTAATAGATCTGACATTGAAGTAGATATATACTCTGGTACATCTATATACGGTCCTAGCTTTGCAGAGCAAACAAAGGGTCAATTTGATCAGATATATAACACAATAAAAGAACTTGGATACAACCATGTCGAATATGCACCTAACAATATAGTTAGGGAAGCAGTTCAAGACGCTCATATACTTGCTTACCCATCAGTTTTTGAAGAAACTAGTTGCCTTTCGGCAATAGAAGCATTATCTAGTGGATGTAAGGTAGTTACTACTAACTACGGAGCGCTTTATGAAACCTGTGGGACGTGGGCGGACTACGTCCCACTTTGTAATAACATCGTTGATAGATATTCAAAGATATTGAATAATGCTATCGACACATATTGGGATAATTATAATTGGCGTAAAAGTCAGTATAAGTATTATTTAAATCATTGGTCTTGGGGAACAAGACAATATCAATGGCAACAGCTAATAAACGAGGTAACAACAAATGGCTGAAGAACCGACACAAAAACAAATGATCACAATCAACGATAATGAATATGCTGTTGAGGATCTGACAGATGAGCAAAAGGGTATGCTGCAGCAAATTGGCAATCTTGATAATAAGGTTAGTAACTTAAATATGGAAATGGCTCAGCTTCAAGCAGCACGGCAATTCTTTGTTAATAGTCTATCAGGTTCTTTAGAAGCTTCAGATGATAATGTAGCGGAAGAACTCGCAGAAGAGTAATGCATGGCTTTATAGAAAGGTTCTTTTATTTAAAAAGAACCGGAGTAGAAGTTAAACAGGCTTTAGATATTGGTGCTTATAGAGGTGAGTTTACTACTATTCTAAAGTCTGTTTGGCCTTCTTGTCATGTTCAACAATTTGAAGCTGATAAGCGTAATGAACAGTATCTGCAATCAGATGCTGTTTTTGAAGTATTAGGTGATACTGAAAAAACGGTTGAGCTTTTTACAATAGATGATAGTGGATGGGGATCTACCACAGGGACTTCTGTGTTTAAAGAAAATACAGAGTTTTATAGAGATTCTAAACCACAGCTTAGACAAATGAAACAACTAGATAGTTTTGTTACTGATCCAGTTGATTTTATAAAAATAGATACCCAGGGATCAGAGTTGTTAATCCTTGATGGTGCAAAAAACTTGTTAAAAACAAAACCTAGATTTATTCTTTTAGAGTGCTCATACGTACATTATAACGAAGGTGCACCTTTAATTTCTGATGTATTTAACTATATGAACAAAATTAATTTCGTCCCGGTTGATTTAATTGATAATTCATATGTAAATGATCGACTTATTCAGAGCGATTGGCTATTCCAAACCTTATAAATACTGTTAATTAGAAAGGTTTTACAATGCCCAAGATAAAATTTCCAAGTTCAAAATCATTAAACCAGTCTGTTACTACTAATGGGGTTGGTTATAAATGGGATGGCCGAAAGTTTAAAAAACTAGGCGTGTCACAAATGGAAGCTTCCAATCTTACCGGGTTGGAAGCTCAATTAACTTCTAAGCTTGGTGACGAAACTGGCATGCCAGATGCTGTAATAACTGTAAGTACAGCAGGAAGCAATGTATATAAATTTACAGGAGACGGGTTTCCTTCGGAATCAGGTAGCAACCCTGATATGTATTTTGAAAGAGGTAAAACCTATTGTATCCACAACTCATCATATTCATCTCATCCATTAGCAATTAGAGTCTCTAATGGAGGTTCAGCATATACATCTGGAGTAACAGGAGCTAGTAGTGCTAAGGTATCATTTACTGTACCTATGGATGCACCTGACACCCTAGTATATCAATGTACCAATCACGCATCAATGGTAGGTAACATATATGTTACTGGTAAAGCTATTAAAGGCTATGCACTTGAAGTTGTAGCCTCTTTGCCTGGCTCTCCAGATGCTAATACAATCTATTTCGTAACAGGATAATAAAATGCCGTATAAATTACTTTCTAAATACATTCCTGAAAATTTCTCTGCTTATGAACATCAATATTTTTCTGATGAGAATGATCGTGTGGAAGTCTATGTTCCTATGAAATACACCGATAGTGATGGGGAAACTACAACAGTAACAAGAACAATTTCAGTTGAAATAGAAGATGGCGAACGTTGGGCAATCACACAAGCTAAAGTAAACGATGCAATTATAGAGGAGATATCGTAATGACTGTTTATTGGGTAGATCCTTATTTAGAATCATCAGGCGGTGGTATTCATGGAACAACTGGAAACGGCAGTGGTACATATGCTTCACCATGGAAGTTATCCCATTTGTTACATAATAGCTCTTCCACCAAATTAGGCACTTTAGCATCTGGAGATGAGGTAAGATTTAAAGGTTTACCTTTTAACGACTTTTTTGGAACTCAGCAAGCTTGGACAAGCACGCCAAATAATCCATCCCAATACAGCCATGCAACATTTAATAGACGGTTTATGTATGCGTTAAGAAAAAACACAGGTGAGAAATATTATAAGGCTCAATATTCTTCATATAATAATTTTCGATTTCCACCAGGCCAAAGCACTTGGAATGAGCATTTTCCTTTATTAGATACTGGTGGCATTTATGTTATGGATGAAGATAAAAGTATTTCACAGAGTACAATTTATACAGAAAACCAAAACAATACAAATATGTATTTTTTAAAACCGTCTAGTATGTCAGGAGGAACCAGCGGGATCGGGCGCCACGGTATTACTGTAACAGCTGGATGGGTAAGTGAAACGTCTCAAACTGGGGGTATGACTATTATTCATAGTAATTCTAATAGATCTGACTCTTCGGACACATGGAGATGGGGTGGTAGTGGAAACAATGAAATGGGATGTGTTAACTGGGATTGTAGGAATACTTTAATAATTGCTGTTTCACAATATCAAAACCCTTACATTTACGGAGGAGATATAAAGTTAGAAGCATTTAAAGGAGCTTCTTACATGCCAGGATATGGTGTTTACATATATAGTAACGGTGATATTGACATCGGCCATGTTGGCACAGGTGGTTATAGTTACTTTTATCATTACATGAATAATGATGGCGAAAATGATACAAATAAACACACCTATAACTTTGACTTAAATAGATGGACTATGGGCTATAGCAGTCAAAACCATTATGCTTATTGGCCCACTCAGAGCCAAACAAACAGTTATAGTAATACAACAACAAGAACTATGAATGCTTATATTAAATATACAGATGGGCAGTATGGCTGGAGATTTCATGATCAAAACAATGGCAGTAATTACCCAGGAACTTTTAATTTAACATTTAGAGATGGCTATCATCATTCTAAATATGATACAGGCCATTTGATGCAGAATTACAATTCAAATTATAAAACAATTAATATAACTGAAGGAACAGTAAGTACACACGCTCCTTCTTTTAGTTATAACCAGTATGTTGAAGAAAATACTGGTTATGGTGGATTAGGAAATAATCCAAATAGCAACTATAACTTTAGCAATTTGAACAATCAACAATACAAGCTTGTATCGGATGCAAGTAATATTTTTTCAGCAGCTACCACTGATACAACTTATAGAGCATTTTCTCCAAACTTAGACTTGGCTGATTCATCGTTAGAGTTAGCTCAAGGAAATCCACTTAATTTTAATCAAGATCCCGGTGATAGATTACCATGGAAAGTAACAGTATTACGAAACAATAAAGATCGTAGACCATTAACTTTAGTCAGTCCAGAAAGTAACGCAGGACCTTCAATTGCTCAATTTAATAGTCCATCAAATAGCAATAAATTAGTATGGCATTTCTTTAATAACAATGCTGGTAAGACATATTCAGATAATTATGCATTACAAATTCCTGATTATTCTTCTAATGATTTAAGATTGAATTGGGATGTTAGTCATACTTCTGGTTTAGGTGTTACGTTTAGAATAACTTTATACTATATTCAAGATAAAGCATTAGGTGCTAGTGGGAATACATATGCTTACAGTAATAACTATAAATTAGGACCATATGAATCACCGACTACTACATCCACTACAGCGGTTTTTGCACAAACTATTTCTTCATCATCGTTGGTAGATATTTCTCCAAAATACATGTGGGCTTTTTGTGAAGTAATTAAAGCATCTGGAAATAATACTGTTGGTAATGTAATATTTAATCAGTTAGACTTAACACAAATAACTTAAAATGGCAGTTCCTTCATATTCTTTTCTTAACGGCACCGGCAATCGTCCATTCAATAGTACATTAATTGGCATTGATGTCGGTTTTATGTATGTTTCTGATGTTACTAAAGCAGGAGTACAAGCTAGAAAAGCAATTCATGCTAAGCATAGTAGTGCTAATAAAAACTGGTCAGATTTATCTGCTGTAAGAGATGATAAACCAAATCTGGGTTTTATTCGGCCTTTATTTAGCGCTACTGCAGAACACGGAGCTGCTCCTCAACAAGGCCAAGGAGGAGGAGGATCTGCTACTCGTAATTTAAAAATAGGAAGTACAACAATTGATAGCATTTATTTAGGAAGCTCACAGTTTACTCATGTTTATGTTGGCAGTACTTTAATCTGGAGTCAATCATAATGGCAACTCAAAATCTTGTACATGAAGGGTACGATGTAGAAGTGAAAGCAGGGTCAGGTGTTTATATACTTAAAGGTTGGGATACTAACGGCTCTTTTGGAGATACAAATAATAAGACTATTAATATGGCTGCGAACTCTATTATTAAGTTTATTATAAAAAATACCACTGGACACCCATTTTGGATTAAAACGTCGAATTCTACTGGGACAAGTAATGCTGTAACAGGCTCAACTATATTTGCTAATACTGGTAAAACTGATGGGTATATTCTATTTGCTCCTACATCAGCCGGAACTTATTATTATAATTGTGAAAATCACTCCTCGATGGCAGGTCAAATAATAGTAGCATCTTAACCTTATAAATACATCTAACGGAGTTAGAGGAAAACAAAATGGCAAATCCAACATCAAGAGCTACACTCATAGAATATTGTCTTCGTAGATTAGGCGACCCTGTGATCGAGATTAATGTAGATCCTGACCAGCAGGAAGACCGTGTGGACGAAGCCATTCAATACTATCAAGAGTTTCATTCAGATGCTACTCTAAGAACATTTCTCAAGCATCAAGTAACAGCTACAGATGTAACGAACCAGTATATTACTTTAAGTGATAGTGTGCAGTTTGTTTCCAGAATGTTTAAGGTGCACGGAGATGCGTCTACAAGAAACTTCTTTGATGTTAAATATCAGCTACACTTAAATGATATCGCTAACATGCATTCTTATATTGGCGACCTTGCATATTACGAACAAATGCAGCAATATCTGTCTCTACTTGATATGAGATTAAACGGTAACCCTCAGATTACTTTTGCTAGAAAGCAGAATAGACTTTATATTCATGGTGAGTTTCAAGATGGTGATCTTAAAGAAGGTGATTACATTGTAGCGGAAATATACGAAGCAATAAATGCTAATACACATACTAAAGTTTATAATGATATATGGCTTAAGGAGTATACAACTGCTCTTATTAAACAACAGTGGGGTGCTAACCTTATGAAGTTTGAAGGTATGCAGCTTCCAGGAGGAGTTATGCTAAATGGTAGACAGATATACGATGACGCAACAGGTGATATCGATCGTTTAAGAGAGTCTATTAGACTTGAACACGAGATGCCAGCTGACTTCTTTGTAGGATAAAATAATGGCAACTAATCCATACTTTAGTCAATCAGTAAGATCAGAACAAAGACTCTTTGAGGATATAGTCATAGAGTCATTAAAAATGTATGGTCAAGACATCTATTACCTTCCAAGAGATATTCTAGCAGAGGACAGATTACTCGGAGAAGATATTCCATCCAGGTTTAACTCTTCCTATAAGCTTGAAATGTATATTGAAAATGTGGACGGATTTGACGGTGAAGGAGATCTGTTTACTAAGTTTGGAGTAGAGATTAGAGATCAAGCTACTTTTATAGTTTCAAGACGTAGGTGGGAAAGTACTGTACAACGATACGATAATGAAATTACAATACAGAGACCGGCAGAGGGGGATGTGCTATACATACCCTTTTCTAAAAAGCTTTTTGAAATAACCCATGTAGAACATGAACAGCCATTTTACCAGTTACAAAACCTTCCAACCTATAAATTGCGATGTGAGCTATTTGAATACGGAAATGAAAATATTAGTACAGGTAATGATGAGATAGATGATATTCAAGCGGACTATGCTTATACCTATTCTATGGTTTTAAACACCACTAAAACTACAGCAGCTGTTACTTCTACAATTAATGAATCTGGTGTGTTAACAGGGTTTACAGTTACTAACCCTGGGGCTGGTTATACTGTACCTCCTACAGTTGTACTCTCTCCAAGTAATAACGCAGTGGTTGAGGCTACGATTAGTTCAGCAGGAGCTTTAACAGGGATTACAATCACTAGTGCTGGATCTCCCTTTTCTTCTGCTCCTACTGTGACTATAAGTCCGCCGCTTCCAGCCTTATTTGAGATCGGAGAAGATTCTATACAAGTACAAGCTGATGGTAATAGGCTAATATCAGTTATACAAAACTGGAACGAGTCAAATAACACTCTTACAGTTTCTCAATTTTATTCTGATGATGGTAAGTATAAGACACCAGAGGTTGGTATTATTATTAGAGATAGAACAACAGATAAAGGAGCAATTGTAACTAGTGTGACAGATAATATAGGAGCGTCTTCTAATGAACAAAACGAATACTTTGATACTCTAACTGACTTCTTAGACTTCTCTGAATCAAACCCATTTGGAGAACCTTAATGTTTAGTTATTTTTATCACGAAAGAATTAGAAAATCGGTTGCGACTTTTGGTAAGCTGTTTAATGATATATACGTAGTCAGACGACTAGAGACTGGAGCTTCTTATAATCATGTTAAAGTTCCTTTAACCTATGCACCTCGGTCTAAATTCTTAGACCGTATAAGAGAGCAAGCTGACTTGCAAGACGGTCAAAGAGTAGCAGTAAAGCTTCCTAGAATGTCTTTTGAAATAATAGGTATAAACTATGACCCTTCTAGACAGCTACAAAAGACTACTAACTTTCAACAAGCAGGAACTACAGTATCTCAGAGATCTAAAATAAATGCCTTTGTACCTTATATAATAAACTTTCAGCTTAACATTTATTCTAAAACTCAGAATGATGCCTTACAAATTGTAGAGCAGATAATTCCTTATTTTTCTCCTCAGTACAACGTTTCAATTAAACCTCTTGCAGATCATCCAAGTGTAGTAGAAGATGTACCTATTACTATTACAAGTGTAGATTTTAATGATGATTTTGAAGGCGAAGTTGCCTCACGAAGAACTATCCTATATACTTTAACATTTGATATGAAAGTTAACTTTTATGGTCCGATTAATGATGGTAAAATTATTAATAAATCAATTGCTAAGATTGATACAGAAACAAAGGATATTGCTGACAGTGATTTATTGAGTATTACTATTACTCCTACTCCTTCTGGAGTGAGTGCTGATAGTGATTATGGGTTCCTAGAAGCATACGATTATGATGACTAATGATAATAAAGAAAACGATTTTGAACTCGTAAGAAGAATTAAACATGGTCTTCTAGTCAAAGGTGAAGAAGCTTTAGAAGATATGATTGAAGTTGCCCGAGCAACAGAACATCCCAGAGCCTATGAGGTTCTTTCTGGTATGTTAAAAAACGTATCAGATGCAGGTGATTCTCTTATTGATATTCATAAGAAGAAGCACGATATGGAAAAGAAAGATATTCCAGCTATTCCTAGTACTACTAATAATAATGTTTTCGTTGGGTCTACAACAGACTTACAACGTATGTTGATGAAAGATGTGGATATAATTGACCAGACAGATGAATGACACATATCTCGGTAACCCAAATATTAAGCGTGATGGTGTTGTAACACAATTTAATATATTCGAAGTAGAAGAATATAAAAAATGTATGGATGACTCTTCTTACTTTGCTTCTAAGTATTGTAAGATTATTCACCTAGATTTAGGTCTTGTAAACTTCGAGCTATACGATTATCAGAGTAAGATGTTTGACCATTTTACTAATCAACGATTCTCCATTGTACTAGCGTGTCGACAGTCTGGTAAGTCTATTTCTTCAGTTGCATATCTACTTTGGTTTGCTCTCTTTCATCCTGAGAAGGTTGTAGCTATCCTTGCTAACAAAGGAGCGACATCTCAAGAGATGCTTGGGAGAGTAACGCTGATGTTAGAGAATCTACCGTTTTTTCTACAGCCTGGGTGTAAGTCGTTAAATAAAAAATCTATAGAGTTTTCTAATAATTCTCGTATTGTTGCTGCAGCTACATCAGGTTCTTCTATTCGTGGTATGTCTGTTAATTTGCTATACTTAGACGAGTTTGCATTCGTTGAAGATGCTGCTACATTCTATACTTCTACATATCCAGTTATTTCTTCTGGTAAAGAGACTAAAGTTATTATTACATCTACTGCTAACGGAGTGGGTAATATGTTTCATAAGTTGTGGGAAGGAGCTGTTCAAGGTACAAACGAATACAAACCATTTAGAGTTGATTGGTGGGATGTGCCTGGTAGAGACGAGGCTTGGAAAGAACAAACAATAGCTAATACTTCAAGGCTACAGTTTGATCAAGAGTTTGGCAATACATTTTTTGGTACTGGAGATACACTTATTGATGGTAGTACTCTTATGGAATTAAGAGCGAGAAATCCTATCGGGGTATTAGAAGGAGGTACTCTTCTTGTATACAAAGAACCTGAAAAAGATCATCAGTATATATGCACTGTGGACGTTGCTAAAGGTGTTGGTGGTGATTATAGTACTTTTAATATTATAGATATATCTACAACTCCGTTCGAGCAAGTATGCGTATATCGTAATAACAAGATGTCACCTATATTGTTTCCTAATATTATATACAAGTATTGTAAAAATTATAATGAAGCATATGTTGTTATAGAAAACAATGATCAAGGTACTATTGTATGTAATGGATTATATTATGAATTAGAGTATGAGAATTTACATCTAGAGTCTGCTTTAAAAGCTAATGGTCTTGGTATTATGATGAACAAAAAGGTAAAGCGTTTAGGATGCTCTACTATAAAAGATATTGTTGAAAATAGAAAACTTAATATTCACGATCAAGAAACTATTATTGAGATGTCTACATTTATAGCTAAAGGTCAATCTTATGAAGCGTCTGATGGTAATCATGACGATTTAATGATGAATCTTGTGTTGTTTGGTTACTTTACATTAGGTGATAGATTTTTAGATATGTCTGATATTAATATGAAAGAGCTTATGTTTAAGCAAAGAATGAGTGAAATAGAACTTGATGTGTTTGAATGGGGATACCATGATGATGGATTAAATGAACCTATATTGGAACCGGAGCCAGATGAATGGCATATTCAAGGAAGTAAACCTTGGGTAGAGGAATTTTATTAAGAATTAAAATATTATAAATAACGGTAATTGAATGTTCTTATTATGACATCTTATCATTAGCTCAAAAGGAAAAGAGAAATGGCAGTATTTAGTCCCTCTGAATCTCCTGCGATTACGGTTAAGGAAGTAGACCTTTCAGGGTTTGTTCCTAATGTCCAGTCAACAACTGGTGCGTATGTCGGAGATTTTCGCTGGGGTCCAACCAACGTAGCTACTCTAGTTAGTTCGGAGGCTGACTTAGCCGAAAGATTTGGATCACCCACAGCAACAAACGCTGTAGATTTTTTATCTGCAGTACAATTTTTAAGATATTCTTCAGCTCTGTATGTAGTAAGAGAAGCTACATCAGCAGCTAAAAACGCAACTTCATCCTCATCAGTTGTAACAAATGTTAACAACAGTTCTCATTGGGATGAAGTAAAAAGTTCATTTGGCGCAGACTCAGGCGATACTAACGTAGGTGCTTGGATTGCTAAATGGGCCGGAGCATTAGGTAACTCCATTAAAGTAGATATATGTACAGCAGCTGGATTTACCGGTTGGACACATAAAGGTCTATTTGATGAAGCACCAGGTACCTCTGCATATGCAGATGCTAGAGGTAGTAGTGCTGATGAAGTTCACGTAGTAGTATCCGATGAAGATGGTTTCATCTCTGGCACAGTAGGTACTGTTCTTGAGAGTTATGCATTTGTATCTTTAGCATCTAATGCTAAAAATAGCGATGGTTCCTCTAATTACGTGTATGATGTAATTAATTCTGCATCAGAGTATGTATGGTTAGCTCATTTTGATGGTGACTTAGCCACTTTAACTCATGCAGGTACAGCCGCAACATCAGGTAAGGCATTTGGTAACCCATCTGGGGCGATTAGTAAATCACTAACAGGTGGAGTTGATAGCGGATCAAAAGCTACTTCAGACATAGCTAGTGGATTTGCCTTGTTTAACGATGTTGATAATATTCAGGTTGACTTCTTGATTGCACCTGGTATGGCTAACGCAGCTGACCAACGAACTGTTGTAAATAACTTAACAAGCATCGCTGGTAATTTAAGAAAAGATTGTGTGGTTGTAACTTCACCAGATATTGCAGCCGTTGTTAATAATGCAACACCAGTAACGGCAACTACAACTACTGTAGGAGGGTTTAATACATCTTCTTACCTTGTAGTAGATAATAACTATCTAAAGGTGTATGATAAGTATAATGATCAATATGTCTTTATTCCAGCTGCTTCGACTACAGCAGGTATTATGGCAGCTACTGATGCTAATGCAGCTCCATGGTTCTCTCCTGCAGGTCAGAGAAGAGGTCAATATTTTGGAGTAACAGCACTGTCTTATTCACCTACTAAAGCAGACAGAGATACTCTTTATAAAGCTGGTGTTAACCCTGTTGCAAATATTCCTGGACAAGGTATTTTGCTATTCGGTGATAAGACATTCTTGAACAGACCATCCGCATTCGATCGAATTAATGTTCGTAGATTGTTCTTAGTAATGGAAAGAGCTATTGCAGCTGCAGCTAGAAACGTAATGTTTGAGTTTAACGACGACTTTACAAGAGCTGAGTTTGTAAATATTGTAGAGCCTTTCCTGAGAGAGATTCAAGGTCGCCGCGGTATCACAGACTTTAAGGTAGTTTGTGATAGTACTAATAACACAGCAAATGTTATTGATCGTAATGAATTCATCGCGAACATCTTCATTAAGCCTGCTCGTTCAATTAACTACGTTACTCTTAATTTTGTAGCTGTTAGAACTGGTGTAGACTTTAGTGAAGTTGTAGGCACAGTATAATAGCGTCAAAGGAGTAAATAGACAATGGCTATTCTAGGAGTAGACGACTTTAAAGCCAAGTTGAGAGGTGGTGGCGCTAGACCAAATCTGTTCAAAGCGACTATCAACTTCCCAGCTTATGCAGGAGGAGATGTGGAAGCATCATCCTTTCTCTGCGAGGCAGCACAGCTACCTGGTTCAACGATCTCACCGATCATTGTACCTTTTAGAGGTAGACAATTAAAAATGGCTGGTGATCGTACATTCGATGTATGGTCTCCGACAATCATTAATGATACGGATTTTGTAATTCGTGATTCAATGGAACGCTGGATGAACGGTATGAATGCACATAGTGCTAATACTGGACTAACTAACGTTGTTGATTACGAAGCAGACTTACTGGTAGAGCAACTTGACAAAGATGGCTCAACAATTAAGACATACAACTTCCGTGGTTGTTTCCCAACAGCTGTATCTCCAATTGATCTGAGCTATGCTTCAGAAAATGAGATTGAACGATTCACTGTTGAGTTCCAAGTCCAGTACTGGGAATCAAACACAACCTCATAAGCCCTATAAATATCAGAGGGGCTTAAGGGCCCCTCTTAACTAATTAGGAATTAATATGGCTGAAGACAGTATTAAATTATTTGGATTCGAGATTAAAAGAGCTCGAAATAGACAACAAGAGAAGCTACAATCAATTGTGGCTCCTGTTGATGAGGATGGTGCAGGGTTTGTCACAGCTGCAGGTGCACACTATGGCACTTATGTCGACTTGGATGGAGAGAAAACCAAGGACGAAAAACAACTTATTATGCAATATCGTTCAGTCTCACATCACCCTGAAGTAGATGCAGCAGTCGAAGATATTGTTAACGAAGCTATTACCTCAGGCTCAAACGAAGCTCCTGTGAGGCTTAATCTTGATAATGTAGATGGTATTAGCGATCAGATTAAAAAAGCTATGACCGAAGAGTTTGATGGTGTATTATCTATGCTTAACTTCGGTGACTTAGGTCATGATATGTTTAAGCGTTGGTATGTAGATGGTAGAATGTTTCATCATCTTGTACTCGATGAAAATAATCTTAAAGCTGGTATTCAAGAAGTAAGACCTATTGATGCTTCTAAGATTAAAAAAGTTAAACAAATTAAAAAGAAGAAAGACCCTGAGACAGGAGCAACTCTTGTTGAGCGAGTAGATGAGTTCTATATCTATCAGGAAAAGCCTGGATCAACTAATCAAGGTATTAAGATTACTCCTGATTCTATTTCTTATGTTACCTCTGGCTTACTAGATGAAGCTCGTAAGAAAGTTGTATCACATCTTCATAAAGCTCTGAAGCCTATTAATCAATTACGTATGATGGAAGACTCGCTAGTCATTTACAGACTAGCTAGAGCTCCAGAGCGTCGTATATTCTACATTGATGTAGGTAATTTACCTAAAGGTAAATCAGAAGAATATATGAAAGGTATTATGGCTAAGTACCGTAATAAACTCGTATACGATGCTAACACAGGAGCTATTAGAGATGATCGTAAACATATGTCGATGCTTGAAGACTTTTGGCTCCCTCGTAGGGAAGGCGGTCGTGGAACAGAAATCTCTACACTTCCAGGCGGTGAAAATCTTGGACAAATCGACGACATCATCTATTTTCAAAAACGACTCTACAGATCATTAAACGTTCCTATGAGTAGACTTGAGCAAGAAACTCAATTCTCTCTCGGCAAGACAAATGAAATAACAAGAGAAGAGTTAAAGTTTCAGAAGTTTATTGATAGACTTCGCTCTCGTTTTGATAATCTATTTTATAATATTCTTAAAAAGCAGCTCATCTTAAAAGGTGTTATTACTGAAGAAGATTGGAACAGCTGGAAAGAAGATATTACTGTTGAATATGTTCGTGATAGTCACTTTACAGAACTAAAGGAAGCAGAGCTCTTAAGAGAGAGAATCCAGACTCTAGATATGATGCAACAGTATGTTGGAGAGTTCTTCTCAAAAGAATATGTTATGAAAAACGTTCTGTTTATGGATGACGATCAAATTGAAGATATGAAAGATCAGATATCTGACGAACAAGATTCTGGTGAGATAGATAATGATGATGAAGAAGAGCAAGAGGCTCCACAACAAGAACCTCAAGGGCAAAAACATAGTTTAGATATTAATGTGAATAACGGAGATTAGTATGGCAGAAGTAGTAGATTTTATCGATCAAGTAATTAACCAGGACTTTGCATCAGCAGCACCAACTTTTAAAGATATTATGGGAGATGTAATGAATCAATCTCTTGAGCAAGAAAAGGTAAAGCTAGCAGATCAAATGTTCAATGGCGCTCAAACAGAGCCAGATGTAACAGAAATCGGACTTGATGACCTAGATGATGATGAACTAGATGCAGGAGCAGAAGAAGCTTTAGATATCGAAGATGAAGAGCTTGAAGATGAAGAATTAGAAGATGAAGAATTAGAAGATGAAGAGTCTTGAAAAAACTTTTCATATAAATAAACTATAATTAAGAGACTGTTGAAATGAAAACGTTTACACAACTTAGAGAAAAGCTGCAAAGACGTCCTTCAGGACAAGAAGTCTTTAACAAAAAGATTGATCGCGTTCCTGTTAAGATCAACAAAGAAAAGGCAGGATTTGTGGTATATATAGATGGTGATAGACTAGACGCTTATAAGACTCAGAAAGAAGCTGAGAAAATGGCTCAACAGTTTGTTAAAACATATAAAGGATAACAGATGATAGTAAGTCCACTAACAACAGAAGCGGCTGCTAACGGCAGTAGCGCTGCATCTGATTTTAGTAAGCATAGCGTAGTTAGAGCAGTCAATACTGCTGCAGCTGTTGCATTGGTTACAAAAACAGACGCAGCTGGTACTGCACTAGGTACAATGACACTTGCTGCAGGAGAGTCTGTTAACATCTACAAAGCTAAAACAGACAAATTGTTTGCCGGTGCTGCTACAGTTTTATTTGCAGCTGTAGAAGTAAGAGGTTAAACATGAAACTGATTGCTGAATATAACGAACAAAATATTGAATGTATTGTAGAAGCTAAGGAAGATGGTACAAAGAACCATTTTATCGAAGGCGTATTCATGCAATCAGAAGCAAAGAATAGAAACGGACGTATCTACCCAAAGCCTATTATGGAAAAGGCTGTAGATACATATGTTACTGAACAAGTTTCTAAGAACAGAGCGGTTGGAGAGTTAAATCATCCAGAAGGACCGACTGTAAACTTAGATAAGGTATCTCACAAGATCACTGAACTTTCTTGGAAGGGAAATGATGTTGTAGGTAAGGCACAAATTTTGGATACTCCAATGGGTAATATCGTAAAAGGTTTACTAGAAGGTGGTGTTCAACTAGGAGTGTCAACTCGTGGTATGGGTAGCCTTGAGGAAAAAAATGGTACAATGTACGTCAAAGACGACTTTGTTCTTAATACGGTTGATATCGTACAAGATCCATCTGCACCGACAGCTTTCGTAAATGGTATAATGGAAGGTGTAGAGTGGGTTTGGAACAATGGTATTATTGAACCTCAAGTAATTGAACAAATGGAGACTGAAATTAAGAAGGCTCCACGCGCTGACCTCTATGAGGCTCAGACTCGTGAGTTTAAGAATTTCCTCTCGTTAATGAAATCTAAATTGTAAGGAGTCAAACATGACTGATCAAGTAGACCAGGATGTAGAGCTCGACGAGGAAATCGAAGAAGCTCACGATCCTAAAAACGCTGAAGCTCAGTCGGTTGCATCTGTTGATGCAGCTGAAAAGAAAGGCCCTAAAGCGCCAAAACGCAAGGGTGATAAGAGCAACAGCCAACCGTCTGAATTAAAACCTGCTGGCAAGGCCATGAAGGCCGAAGACGTAGAATTTGATGGAGACTTTAGTGACGACCTGAATGCGCTTGTAGAATCTGAGGCAACATTGTCCGAAGACTTTAAAGCCAAAACAGCGGTTATTTTTGAAGCAGCGGTTAAGTCGAAGCTCTCAGAAGAGATCGATCGTTTGGAAACTGAATATGCTGAGCAATTAGCAGAAGAAGTTGAAGCAACGAAAGCAGATCTTGTAGAGAAGGTAGACAGCTACCTCAACTATGTAGTTGAGCAATGGATGGACGACAACAAAATTGCAATCCAAACAGGTCTTCGTACCGAGATTGCAGAAGGCTTTATGGAGAAGTTGAAAGACGTATTCCAAGAGTCTTATATTGAAGTTCCAGAATCCAAAGTAGACCTAGTTGATGAGCTAGCAGAAGCTAACGAAGAGCTTGAAGCTCAAGTTAACGAAGCAACAGCTAAAGCTATGGAAATTAGTGAAGAGCTAGTATCTTTGAAGCGTGCAGCGGTTATCCGTGAAGCGTCAAAAGACTTAGCAGAAACACAAGTTGAAAAGCTAACATCACTAGCTGAATCAATTGATTTTGAAAACGAAAAAGCTTTCGCTCAGAAAGTTGCTACGTTGAAAGAATCATACTTCAGCAAAACTAAAACAGCTGAGTCCATTGTAGAAGATACAGATGATACTTCTGATGAAGTAGAAGTGTCTCCAATGATGGAACAGTACCTTAATGCATTACGCAAATCAAATAAGTAAGTAGGAGATCCAATTATGGAAACTTATGATCGTCTCGTAGAGAAATGGTCTCCGGTATTGAACGAAGAGTCAGCCGGTTCAATTGCAGACGCCCACAAGCGCGCTGTTACCGCTGTCGTTCTGGAGAACACAGAAAAAGCAATCCGTGAGCAAGGCGAACAAGCCTCAATGATGACGGAAGATGCAGCTGCAAACAACACATCTGTTGCTGCTAACTGGAACCCAGTATTGATTTCACTGGTACGTCGCGCTATGCCAAACATGATGGCATATGATGTATGTGGTGTTCAGCCAATGTCTGGTCCAACAGGCTTGATCTTCGCAATGAAGTCCAAGTACAAAACAACTCGCGCTGGTGCAACAGCTAACAACGAAGCACTGTACAACGAAGCTATCTCTGGCTTCTCAGGTGACTCAGGCGCTACTCAATCTGCAGATGATACAGGTCTTGCAGGTTTCGCTGATGTTGATTCAGCAACTCGTATCCCAACATTTGGTGGTGGTATGACTACAGCAAACGCAGAGCAGTTGGGAACAACTGGCGAGTCTGCATTCGCTGAAATGGGCTTCACCATTGAAAAAGCAACTGTGACAGCCAAGTCACGTGCATTGAAAGCAGAGTACACACTCGAGCTTGCACAAGACTTGAAAGCGATTCATGGTCTTGACGCTGAGACAGAATTGGCAAACATCTTGTCAACAGAAATCTTGGCTGAAATTAACCGTGAAGTTATTCGTACAATCAACTCTCGTGCGAAAACTGGTTTCACAACTGCTAACGCAACTAAGTCAGGTATCTTTAACTTGGCATCAGATGCAGATGGCCGTTGGTCAGCTGAGAAGTTCAAAGGTCTAGTAGTACAGCTTGACCGTGAAGCTAACCAAATTGCAAAAGACACTCGTAGAGGCAAAGGTAACGTTGTTATCTGTTCTTCAGATGTTGCAACAGCATTGTCAGCTTCAGGTATGTTGGATTACACTCCAAACATGAACACAGCTCTGAATGTAGATGACACAGGTAACACATTTGCTGGTACTTTGAATGGTCGTATGAAAGTATACATCGACCCATATGCAACTGCTGATTATATCACAGTTGGATACAAAGGTACAAACGCATATGATGCAGGTATCTTCTATTGCCCATACGTACCATTAACAATGGTTCGTG